ATTCGTCACGCCCACCATTGGTAGGACGGACACGGACGGCATAAGCGTCAGCGTCTACATAGTAGACATTATCACGAGGCTCAGCGTCCTCTATGATACCCTGAATGGAGCGGCTACGATAAGCCTTACCGATAAGAAGTGATTGAATTGAAGTTGAGTTTGACATAGTTTATGTCCTTTCTTTTGTTTATCTAATAATATAATACTAACACAGCGCACCGACAAATATCAAATTGAAAATGCGAACAATTCGGACATTGTGGCGGAAGTCACAAAGAATCTAAGTGAGATACATCACAACAATGGGCGCACTATCCGAAATGTCCGATTTTCCTAGATAGTGCATCATACATAAAAAATCTATATTAACATTTTTATAAATCTAAATTGTAGTCGACTGAAATATAAACAAGGTATAATAAAGGGGTGGGAGATGATAATATGAGTATCTGGAAAGTAAATAATATTTTTTCTGCAGAAGAGCTGCATGATATTATTGAAGCAGTTAAAAACAAAAAAAGTTTATTTAATGAAAACTTTGTTTTTCAAGGTAAAGTAAAATATGAACTTGCTCATGGTCTTGGAATTGATAATGATCTTGGTAGACTAAAAATTGGCAGAATAGAATTTACAAAAAAAGCGGTGGAAACTTTAAATAATCTAATAAAAGATAAGACCGATAAAGATTTATATTTTGATGGTGCTAGTTGTTTTGAATACAGTAAAACATTTGGTGTGTCAAATTTACCAGCTCATGTTGATGGAGATTCAACAGACTTGATGATTAATTTTCAGCTAGAATCAAACACTTCTTGGGATCTTGGACTAGATTTAAATCTTTACAGTCTAGAAGATAATTCAGCAGTAATATTTAATCCTAATGAAGTAATTCATTGGAGGCCAATAAAGAATTTTAATGACGGGGAATTTGTAAGAATGATATTTTTTAGATTTACAGACAACAAAACAAATAATAGTCATCTCCCTTTGATGCAAGATCATGAAATGTTTGCTGAAGTTAAAAAATACAGAGATGAATTGTGGGAAAGTTCTAAATAAGTATTGACTTCACTAAAAACTTAATGATACACTTAATCTTGGTTTGTGGGGGGCTTACACTGAAACTCAATATGTACCAGATGTGTAGCTTTCCTCCTTATTCCTTACATTGAAAACTTTTTTTCAATTGGGGGGTAAGGGGGGCTTTCCTAAAATCTAATATCCCCAGATATCACTATATAATATATACTATATATAGTAAAGAAAAAGGCGGGAAAAGACTAAAATGAGACTACTTATCACCATAACAGCAATAGCAATTATTACCTGTATATGTGGATTACTAATCCAGATATATGGGCCTATAGCTTAATTTGGTGAAAGCAATTGTCTTATATACAATCGACTTTGGGTTCAAATCCCAATAGGCCTACTTTGATTCACGTGAAACATGGGGTATAATAAACAGGTGGAAACAGCCTTCATAATTGGATGCATATTCGGCATTATTCTAATGGGATTTGCCTTATTGGCATCCTTTAATGAATATGACAATGATAGGTGGAGGAATAAAGGATATTGATGTTCTATTTTTCGGTTCACTTCCGCCGCCGCACTTTTTCACTAATTGATACCATATAATCGAAATGGTATAATTTATTTATACATAAGGAGGCACTAACATGGGTGCAAATGATTACGGAAGACCATTTCTCGATGGTCTAGGCGATGAAAGAAAAGAAAGACTTTTTCAAGAGTTAGCTAAGAAACTTATTGCAGAGTGGATAGAGTCAAATCCAGATGCAGATTATGATGTTGGAGAATTGGGCGAGAAGCTTACAACAGATTGGCAGTTAGAAAGAGTTGAAAACAGAGGAGAGCAAGTAGCTCTGCAACTAGTAGATCAGTTTGGTACCGATGAGGACAAACAAGATCTTGCTACATGGCTTCAAACAAATAAGTTCTAATAAATGTACAAGCATTTTTTAGTAAATGCATTTCCAAGATCTGGGTCTGTATTTTTTGCTAGCGTTTTTAACATTTTTAAAACAGGTGGAGCACAGTTTACTTCCTTGCACCTTCCTCACATTATAGGAAACGACAAAGTTGATAATGCTGTAGTCATAAGAGATCCCTATGAATGCATATCTTCTTTGCTGTACAAAAATCATTCAGATCAACATAATATAGTAAATGATTATGAAAAGTATATGCCAATACACTTAGACGAATATATGGTTTATGTTAATAAGTGTATTGAGTTTATGGGTTCCCCACATTTATATGTTTCAGACTTTAATAAACTTATTAATGACCCAGTTTCTGAATTCAATAATGTAGTTGAAAAGTTTAGTTTAGAATATGATAAAAAAAGTGGATTAGAGAACCCATCAGAAAAGATTAAAAACAACATGTCTAATTTCAATATGCTAAACGATAAAGATGGACATATGCCTAGAGAAAAAAGCGATCTTAGAAAAACAATTGAAGATAAAGTTTATTCTTCCAATTTAATGTCTGAAGCGTATACTGAATACAAAAAACTTATAGATAACATTAAGAATTAGGTTTTTTAAATTTAAATATTTTTAAAAAAGACTCAATTACTTTTTTTTCTACTTTTCCAGCTTCAGATTCATTTCTATAGTAATGAGTATGAAAATATGGGTTAAACTGAGCTTTGCTAAAGTGCCTTCTAGGTCCATTAACTTCTTTCATTTTTACTCCTTAAAACAAAACCCAATTAGAGGCGGATCTAATTGGGTTCTGCTATGCTTTCGCATAAATCAGGGAGCATAGCTCTACCCGATAATACAATTATAATGTTTTATTTTTACAAAGTCAAGACTTATATACGATACATTGACCAGTATCTAGTTCTAGCATTTTTTGTGAGCCAAGCAATTCTATCGCTGCCATTTTAGCTCCTAAAGTTTTTTTAGACCCAAAGTCATCTAACACCATTACAGATCCAGGAATCATTCTTTTCCAAAAATACTCTATAGAGTATTTTGTAGGCTCATAAAGGTCTACATCTATATTTACAAAACTATATTCTAATTCTGGTAGCGATTTTAGTATTTCTGGAATCCACCCGTCAATTATTTTTACATTTTTATATCTAGACAAAGTCATTTCTGCGTATTTTTTATCAATTGATAGATCATGTTTTTTAAAATAATCAGTATCTTCTTTACTAGGTTCGGAAACTCCTTTAAACGAGTCTATTGCTATAAAAGTTTCTTTGCAATATTCTGCTGTAAAAAAAACAGACATTCCAGCATAAATGCCAGCCTCTGCAAAGCTGGCATTATTATGTGTTTTCGCAAGCTGTCTAAGTATGTGCATTCTTGCATATGTATTAGAATTTATATCGTATTCTAAATTAAAGTACCCATGGAACTCTTTAGCTAGTTTTAAAAAAACTTCGTCTTCAAGCCAAGGGTTTGTTTTTCCTGGCATTTAGAGCTTAATAATTTCTTTTTCTATTAAACGTTCTACTGTATTGTTGCAAAGATATAGGAAGGCTCCTTCTCCCTGCATCATATGGGTGTTTACTTCTTCTTCCGTAAGACCAGCATTTTGATACATAAACTTCATGTCATCCTTTATGCCAGAAAAAAGAATTTGAATTAACTCTTCTTTAGTCATTATTTTCTCCTGAATTATAGGAAGGGGCAGGCCCAAGCAGGAAGCCCTCTTTATGATATTCTATCATTTTAATTACTTTTTGTCTATCATTTTCATCTTTAGACAACAAGTCAGCCATAAGTGTAAGCATGTCGTATATTCTATGCAACATTATATAATTTACCATAGGCAAATTATCTTCTAAATTTTGCTTATTCTCTTGGTTGTCCATCTTTTATTTTCATGTCTTCTAAAACAAGTTCTACAGAATTAATTCCGTTTTCTAAACAATTATTTAAATAATTTTTAAAAGCTATTAATACTCTGTCTGCTATTAGCGAATTAGAAATGTGTACACAGGGGACCACACGACCTATCTGCTTTCTTAGCTCAGTATCAAATTCATTACTTATTTGCATCAACATAACCTTTCATGCTTTTATAAAGGTGAGTTCCAATATATTTTTTATAATCACAAGAAAGGCAATATAAAAATATTTGGTCTTTCTCATCTGTATTTGCAAAAAGAAGGCCTTGGTCCAATGGACAATCCATATTTGGAACAAGACCCTCTTTTGCTAGAGTTAAATACTTAGACACTACTTGTATCTTAATATCTATCTCCTAACTACTTTGGAAATTGAATCATCAATTTCTTTGCCTTATTTATAGAATTGGGCCAAGAGGACCAATCTATTCCGCCTTTAGTCATATAATACGTTATCTCTGCGTTTATGACTGGATCAAACAAAAGTACGTTTGATCTCAATTCGAATTTCTCTTTACGATCTATACCAAGGTTACCCAGCATGTTGATCTGAAAAATTCCGTAGGAACTGTCTCCAGTACTCCTGTTGCCATTATATGCCATAGGGCGTCCATTAGACTCCGCTTTGGCAATGGCCCACGCCATTTTAAGGGCGTTTCCTTCAAAACCAACAGACTTTAAAAGTTTTACTAACTCTTTGTCTGTTAACATTTCCGAAGGCTTGTATACAGTATTGCTGAATTTTTCCAGCGTTTCTCTTTTCAGTTGTGCTTCTGTTTTGGTCTCTACTTTTGCGAGTAGAGCTTCGGCTGGTGGCGTATTAATAACTGGCGTACCAGAAAATAAAAACATTAATCCAACCGCTATTGCAACATAATGATGTATAACATCACTAAGTTTTTCTTTTATATTCTCCATTGGCATTTCCTCCATTAGAGATAACGGACTATAATAATAACATTGTTTCATAATACATGTCAAGCTGGTTGACTAAAAAATATTATTATAGTTAACTAATAATATTGTACTTATTTATAACAAAACAAATAAAACTCTTCCTTTCTAGAAGTTTCTTTGGTAGAATTATCTTCTTACTAATTTTAAATTTATAACCGCAAGGCGGAGAAAAGGTGCTACATGTCAAGAGTAATTGAAAACCCATATGAAAATTTTATTGCATTGTCTAGATATGCAAGATGGATGCCAGAAGAAAATCGTAGAGAAAAATGGGGAGAGACTGTAGATCGTTATTTTGATTTTATGCTAAATCATTTATCTACAAACTTTAACTATATACCAGATCAAAAAATTATTGACGAATTAAAGAATGCTGTATACGATAGGAATGTAATGCCATCTATGCGAGCAGTAATGACTGCAGGTGCCGCTCTTGACAGAGACCATGTTGCAGGATACAACTGCTCATTCGTTCCAGTAGATTCACCTCGTTCATTTGATGAGACAATGTACATTTTGATGTGTGGAACAGGTGTTGGTTTCTCAGTTGAGTATAAGTATGTAAATAAACTTCCTGCCGTCCCAGAATCATTTGAAAAATCTACAACAGTTATCGTAGTTGAAGATTCAAAGACTGGATGGGCAAAGGCTTATCGTGAACTTCTAGCAATGCTTTGGGCGGGACAGATTCCTTCTATTGATGTCTCAAAGCTTCGTCCAGCAGGTGCACGTCTCAAGACAATGGGAGGACGCTCATCAGGCCCTCAGCCTTTAATTAATCTTTTTGATTTCACTATTGCAAAGTTTAAAGGCGCAGCAGGCCGTCAGTTGAAGCCTATTGAAGCTCACGATATAATGTGTAAGATAGGCGAAGTTGTAGTTGTTGGCGGAGTACGTCGTTCTGCAATGATTTCTCTTTCTAATATTAATGATATTGAAATGGCAGCAGCAAAATCAGGAAACTGGTGGGAAAATAATACACAACGAGCCCTATCAAATAACTCAGTAGCATATTCTCGCAAACCAGAGATGGAGCAGTTTATTGCTGAATGGAAAAACTTATATGATTCAAAATCAGGTGAGCGTGGCATATACAATGTTGCCGCTGCTCAAAAACAAGCAGCAAGATGGGGACGCAGAGATCCTGAAATTCATTATGGAACTAACCCCTGCTCAGAAATTATCCTTCGCCCTTATCAGTTCTGTAATTTATCCGAAGTTGTAATTCGTGAAAACGATTCATTAAAAGACATTGAGGACAAGGTAAAATTAGCTACAATTCTTGGAACTTGGCAGTCGACACTTACAGACTTTAAATATCTTCGCAAGGTTTGGAAAGACAACACCGAAGAAGAGCGACTACTTGGGGTTTCTTTAACAGGTCAATTTGGGCATAAGTTTATGTCTGGCAAAGAAGACCTAGTAAAGCTTGGCAAGTTTTTGGGAGAAATCAGAGATGTCGCAAGATTTATTAATAAGGCAGAAGCAGACAGAATTGGCATCAATGAATCAGCAGCGATTACATGTGTTAAGCCTTCTGGAACAGTATCACAACTTGTAGGAGTGTCTTCTGGAATGCATGCATGGCATTCAGAGTATTATATTCGTACAGTTCGTGGAGACAAAAAAGATCCTCTATCTACATTCTTAAAAGAAGTTGGAATTCCAGTAGAAGACGATTTTATGAAACCAAATGATACTTATGTATTTTCATTCCCTGTGAAAGCACCAGAAGGTGCAATAGTTAGAGACGATTTGACTGCCATCGACCACCTTAATACATGGTTAGTGTATCAACGTGAATGGTGTGAGCATAAACCATCAATTACAGTATCTGTAAAAGAAGATGAGTGGATGGACGTAGGTGCTTGGGTATATAAGCATTTTGATGAAGTATCTGGAATTTCATTTCTACCGCATTCGGATCACTCATACAAACAAGCTCCATATCAAGAAGTAACAAAAGAAGAGTACGAAGAGCTTTTGGCAAAGATGCCAAAGTCTATTCGCTGGGAAGATTTATCATTTTATGAAACAGAAGATGGAACTAGCGGAACCCAGACTCTTGCCTGTACTTCTGACGGTAATTGTGAAATTGTAGATATTTCAGCATAGTGGTACAATTAATATTGGGGTAAAACCCAAATTCCTGGGCACAAGGCCCAGAAAGAGGAGGTCTTTAATGAAAGAAGATCTTAATAATGATGGAAGGGTAACAATGCAAGAAAAAATTCTAGCAGCGTTAGCAAGCTATGGTCGTCATTTTCTTGGCGCCGCCATTGCTCTATATATGACTGGCAACACAGACCCAGGAGATTTAATTAAGGGTGGAATTGCAGCATGCTTACCAGTTATTTTAAAGGCATTAAATCCAAATGAACCTAGTTTTGGATTTACAAAAAAGGCTTAACTAAGTAGTCGATTAGGATTGCTCCTATGCTAAAATTAAGCATGGGAGTTTTCCTATTTTAGGGGTATAAATGGCTGCACAAAAGAATTTTGAAGTTGATCAGAATGCAACTTTTAGTTTTGAGGTTCTCTATTTAGATGAAGATGAGAACCCGATACAACTTAATAACCATACCGCTAAAATGCAAGTAAGAGATGTTCAGGGTGGAAAGAAATTAGCTTTTACACTTACTGAATCTGATGGAATAGTTATAAGCCCAACAGAAGGTAAGTTGTCAATATCTATATCTCCTGACAGAACAAATAAAATGTTTTACCCCAAATCTGCATATGATTTGGTATTAATAGATCCAAGTGTTAATAAGACAAGACTTTTAGAAGGGTATATGACTCTCAACAGAGCAGTCACAATTTAATGGGAACTAAATTAATTGTTAATGAAGACAACCCGCTTGTTGTAGTAAGGGCTGCTGGTGCACCTGGTAGAACAATTATTAGCGGCGAAGGAAACCCTTCAAATACTTTAGGTGTCCCAGGCGATTTTTATTTTGATAAATTGACTACTAGGTTTTGGGGCCCAAAAGACTCGGACACTAATACATGGAACGTTTCTAATAGCTTTATACTAGACAAACAAATATCCTTAACTCATTCCTGGGAGTTAGCACAGGTTACTGGCCCAGTATTAGGAGTTTATTCAGTAGTAATAAATCATAATTTGGGGTTCCACCCAAATGTTACTGTAAAGTCCAGTAGTGGCGACATATTAGAAACAGGAATAGACTATAATAGTCTTAATATAATTACATTGAAAATGGCACAGCCTTTTTCGGGGACAGCGCATCTGTCTTAAAGGGAGTGAATAATGGCAAGAAAATTTTTGGTTAGCATTGATTTAAATAAAAATGAATTACTCAATGCAAGAATCCAGAACTTGGGTACTGCTCCAAGCAGCCCAGTTACTGGTCAAATTTATTACGATTCAAATGACAACTTACTATATTTTTGGAATGGAACTGAATGGCTAACAGCATCTGGTGACTTTGGTGCAGGTAACTATACAAGTAGATTAAAGTTTGGTGAGTCTGTTGATCATGGTACATCAGCGTATGTAGCAAGAGCAGATCACAAGCATGATGTTGCTGATATTATCGGAACAGCAAATCAAATAACGGTAACTAAAGCAGTAAATGGAAACGCAACACTCTCTATTCCATCTACTTTAAATGTCACAGATGTTGATGCAGCCACATTAGATGCATCTGGAAATGTTACCGTAGGCGGAACTCTTACAGTAACTGGACAAACAACACTCAATGATCCACTACAGGTTAACGACTCCCTAAACGTAACTGGTGCGGTAGATCTTGATTCTACTTTAAATGTTGATGGTTCGTCTACATTACAAGATACTTTAACAGTAAACGGTAATGCAACATTTAATAATCCAGTTCAAGTAAATAGCACCTTAGATGCGACAGGTGCTGCAACACTTGACAGCACATTAACAGTAGATGGCAGTACCACACTAAATGGTGCTGTTGATATAAACAATACATTAAATGTTGATTCAACATCGACGTTTAATGATGATGTTCAAGTAAATGCGGATGTAAATGTAACAGGAATGATTACTGGTAATCTTACTGGTGAAGTTACTGGAAATGCCGCAAGTGCAACAAAGCTAAAGACAGCAAGAACAATTTCTCTTTCTGGAGATGTTGTTGGCTCAGTCTCATTTGATGGAACACAGAATGTAGATATCTCTGCAACAATTCAACCAAATTCAGTAGCTCTTGGAACAGATACAACAGGTAACTATGTTTCTACAATTACTGGAACAGCTGGAGAAATAACAGTATCTGGCTCTGGTTCTGAAAATGCTGCGGTAACAATTGGATTGCCAGATGACGTAACAGTTGCTGGCAACTTAACAGTTAATGGAAATCTTGATGTTCAGGGATCAATTAACTCTATAAGCACAACTGAAGTAAATATTGTTGATAATAAAGTTGTACTTAATACAAATGTAACTGGAGCTCCTTCAGCTGATGCTGGATTAAAAGTAAATCGTGGAACTTCAGCAGATGTAGAGCTGCTTTGGAATGAAACAGATGACCAATGGACTTTAACAAATGATGGTACAAATTACCACGAAATAACTAGAAAATATAAGGCTACACTTAGCACATCAGCCACAACTTACACAGTAACCCACAACCTGGGGTCAAAAGATGTTGTAGTGCAAATTTATGAAGTTGCTTCTCCATTCGCACAAATAGAAGCAGATGTTGAACACACTTCTACATCGGCAGTAACTATTAAATTTGCTGTAGCACCTTCAGCTGGAGAGTATAGAGTAGTAGTAATAGGATAGGAGTTTAATAGTGGCTCGTAAATTTAAATCATTATTAAACCTTTTAACATTAAATGAAGATCCTGTTACTGGCAACGCTGGTGATGTTTATTTTAATGTAATAAGTAAAAATATAAAAATTCATAACGGTTTATCTTGGGTTGACTTAACTCCTGGATCTTCTGATCCAACTCCATTCTACATGCATACACATACATACGATGGAGATGTACACACAATAGACATACAAGAAACAATTAATTTTACAAGTGATATTAACAATGTTGCTTCTGTTAATGAAACAATTCCTGCTATAATTGGACTTGATGGTGGCGAACCAAATTCAACATATGACAATGTTTCCGTAACAAATGTTACATTGTTAGACGGAGGCGAAGTTGGCAACTAATTTCCCAACAAATTTAGACGATTTATCTAATCCACAAGGTACAGACTCTTTACAAGGCCATGCTCAATTACATACAAATGTAAATGACGCAATAGAGGCGTTACAGGAAAAAGTAGGTGTTGATAATTCTAATGATGTAAATTCTTTAGATTATCGTGTCACCGCTCTTGAAGTTGCTCCTCCAAGCACTGAAGCAACATTAATATATGAGATAGTAAGTAATAATACTGGATCAGAAATTGCTAAAGGCAAGGCTGTATATGTAAGCGGAGCCGTAGGAGCCTCTGGAAAACTAAGGGTATCTCTTGCCTCAAATACAACTGAGACAACATCTACAAAAACATTTGGAATAACCAGACAAGCAATTGCAAATGCATCTGAAGGAGAAGTTGTATCAGAAGGAATACTTCAGGGAATAAATACAGTAGGCGCAAATGATGGAGACCCAGTATGGCTTGGCACTAATGGAGATCTTTTATTTGGATTAGCCAATAAACCTTCAGCTCCAGCACACCTAGTATTTCTAGGTATAGTAGTAAGAGGCGGGCAGGCAAATACAGGCTCAATTTATGTTAAGGTACAAAACGGCTTTGAGATAGAAGAGCTTCATAATGTATCAATAACAAACCCACAAGATGGAAACATACTACAATATAACTCATCTCTTGGGGTCTGGCAAAACGTTAATCTTGATCTTGAGTACGCAAAAGATGAAGATATAGATTTAATAAATACCACATTAGGATTGGCTGGCAATAACGATATAACTATCACAGGAATAGAGAATAAAACAACTGTAGATAGCTTTAATGCTAGTACATATAGAACAATCAAATACAGTCTACAAATATCAAAAGGTAGCGAGTATATATCTTCTGACTACCTGCTATTGAATGATGGAACTGATATCAACGTATCTGAGTCCAATATCATATCAAATACATCAAATAACCTAGCAAATGTTACATTTGAATCAAATGCAGGTATAATTAGTTTATGTGTTGCTCCCGTAACCACCGCTGTAACGGCAAGGTACGTTAGAACAGCACTTAAAGCTTAAACAAGGGGGTTGTCAGAGTGGCAACAGTAAATAAAAATTTTAGAGTAAAAAATGGCCTGGTAGTTGAGGGAAGTACCGCTACCGTAAATGGCTTTGATATATTAACAAAGAAGGTCGATGATCAAAATTATATTATCGATCTTATTGGCGGTACTGCAACCTCTGCAAATGAAGCTAATAAAGTTGTTAAGCGTGATGGATCTGGCAATTTTTCAGCTGGAACAATTACAGCTACATTTAGTGGTAATTTAACTGGTAACGTAACTGGTACAGTTTCGGATATTTCGAATCATGATACTGGAGACTTGGCAGAAGGAACAAATCTTTATTTTACAAACCAGAGAGCTCTTGATGCTACAGCGGCTGCTTACGACGCAGCAGGTGCAGCTTCAGCAGCGCAAACCGCAGCTCAAAACTATGCTGATGGTTTAGCGGTAAATTATGACGCAGCTGGCTCAGCTTCTTCAGCTCAAACCGCAGCTCAAAACTATGCTGATGGTTTAGTAAACGGTTTAGACACAGATGATATTGAAGAAGGTGCTTCTAACCTTTACTTTACAAATGGCCGTGCAAGAAATGCAATGGGTGCAGGTACAGGATTATCTTATGATACTTCAACAGGCACATTCTCTGTAACTGCAAACACTTATGACGCTTATGGCGCAGCTTCTGCAGCTGAAGCGGCAGCAAATAGCTATACAGATAGCGAAATTAACGCATTATCAACCACAGATATTGAAGAGGGCACAAATCTTTATTACACAGACACTCGTGCTCGTGGTGCAGTAAGCGCTGGTTCAGGATTAAGCTATGATGGTGGAACTGGTCAATTTTCAGTAGACACATCTATTATTGCTAATAAATCATATGTTGATACAGCAATAACAAATCTTGTAGATGGAGCCCCAGGACTTCTCGATACTTTAAATGAAATTGCAGCAGCAATTAATGATGATGCAAACTTCTTTACTACAGTAACAAACAGCATTAATGGAAAGCTTTCGCTAACTGGCGGAACTTTAACTGGAGCATTAACACTTAATTCAGATCCAGTAAATGCGCTTGAGGCAGCTACTAAGCAATATGTAGATGCAGCAGAATCTGCAGCACAATCTGCAGCGGAATCAACTGCACAAGCAGCCCTTGATGATGTGCTAGATGGTACAACTGACTTCACAGCACTTGATGTAAATTCAGTTTCTCGTCAAGTTGCAGCAACAACTGGAAATATAGCTACAGCAGCAGCAACTACTGTTTTAAGCTGGAATAAGACAGACTATAGATCAGCTAAAATTTTGGTTAAGGCTAAGAATGGATCACATACTCATGTATCTGAGGTAATAGCTACCCTAGATACATCAGATAATATTGCTTTAAATGAATATGGAATTACAACTACAAATGGATCATTAATGACAATTGATGCAGACATTAATAGCGGAAACGTAAGAATCCGTGTAACTCCAGCAAATAATAATACTGAAGTTATGGCACACGCCACTCTTCTTGCTTAACAACTAAATATTAATTGGTGGGGGCCAGTCCCCCACCTAAAATTTCGGGGGATATTGAACTCGTGGCAACATTAAATAGAGACTTTAAAGTTAAAAATAATCTAGTAGTCCAATCTGGACAGGTTACACTAGGCTCAGTGCCCCTTAGATATAATTCAGACAATAATAAATTACAAATTCAAGTCAATAATCAGTGGATAGATATATCTGACTCTAATGACATGGGTTTTAATGATTTAGATTTAGCCATTGACTACAATGGCTCACCAATATATTCTGTTGGTGATACGGGGATCGTTACTGAGGCTACTAAATTTGCCGACGGCGGTTCCCCAAGTAGCTCATCATTTGCACTTACATTTGATTCGGGAGTGGTTTCCTAGTAAAATAAGCAAGTGGTATAATTCTAATATAGGGGTATAAAATAAAATGGCAACAGTAAGAATTCAACTTAGAAGAGGAACATCTTCACAATGGGATACCGCAAACCCAACATTAGCAGCGGGCGAAATTGGTATTGAAACAGATACCAATACATTTAAATTTGGTGATGGCGTAACAGACTGGAATAGTTTAAGTTATGCGCTATCAGACACAGTAGATGATTATATACCATTATCAGAAAAAGGTGTGGCTTTAGGAGTAGCAACTCTAGATGCTAGTGGATATGTTCCAACATCACAATTACCACCATTAGCTAAAATTACAGTAAATGCAGTTGCTGATCAAGCAGCACGTTTAGCATTAACTGTTGAGCCTGGTGATATTGCAATTCAGTCAGACAACGGAACAACTTATGTACTTCAGTCATCCCCAGCATCTACAAATGCAAACTGGAAAGAGATTTCAGCTACAGCAGCCATTTCTGCAGCAGTCTCAGCTCATGAGTCAGATACAACGAATGTTCATGGAATAGGCGACACTTCAATATTAGTAACCACAACTGGTACTCAAACTTTAACCAACAAAACAATTACTTCTCCAGCGGGATTAGTAAAGGCAGATGTTGGACTTTCAAATGTAGATAATACATCTGATGCAGATAAGCCAGTTTCAACAGCTCAAGCAGCAGCTGATGCTGCAGTAGCATCAACCGCTGCAACAGCATTATCTAATCACGAGTCAGACACATCAAATGTTCATGGGATAGCTGATACTTCTGTATTAGTTACATTGTCTGGATCACAAACATTATTAAATAAAACATTAACATCTCCAGTAATTAACGGACCAACTGGATTAGTAAAAGCAGACGTAGGACTTGAAAATGTTGACAACACTTCAGATGCAAATAAGCCAATTTCTACAGCAGTTCAAGGAGCCTTGGACTCCATCACCAACCAACTAGAAGCAGCAGTTGCTGGCATCAGCATTAAGGATTCAGTTCGTGTCGCATCTGATACAAATATTACTCTAAGCGGAACACAAACAGTTGACGGAGTAGCATTGTCGGTCGGAGACAGAGTTTTGGTAGCTGGACAAACAGATGCCAAAACAAACGGCGTATATGTAGTAGCTTCGGGTGCTTGGACTAGAGCAACAGATTTTGATGAGACTTCCGAAGTTAAAGAAGGAAACTTTGTTTTCGTTCAAGAAGGAACTACTAACGGTTCACATGGATATGTCCTTATATCAGAAGGTTCTGGAGCTGGAGAGTCCATTATATTTGGAACAGATAGCTTAAACTTTACTCAATTTACAGGCGCTAACCTTGTTATTGCTGGTACTGGATTAGTAAGAACTGGAGACAATACTTTAAGTGTAAATACTTCAGAAATAGCTACGGTAACTTATGTCGGTAACGCAATAGATGGACTAGATCCAGATTTTGCAGCAAAGGCTAATTTAGATGGCGGAGCAACATTTACTGGAACAATTGTTCTTCCATCAACAACATCAATTGGAGATGTAAGCTCTCAAGAAATATCATATCTAGACGGTGTAACTTCTTCAATTCAAACTCAAATTACAAACTTAACAAATAACACAGCTTCTGATATTTCAGATTTGCAGACATTAAAGGCCCCACTAGAGTCACCAACATTTACTGGTACTGTAGTTTTGCCAGCTACAACAAGCATAGATAATGTTTCTGGTACAGAAATATCATATTTAAATGGAACTACATCAAATATTCAACAACAAATTGATGCTAAGGCGCCAAGCGACGGTGCAGTATTTACGGGCACAATTAGCTTGCCACAAACAACAAGCATAGGTGCAGTTTCAGATACAGAACTTCAATATTTAAATGGAGTTACAGCAGGAATTCAGGGTCAAATTGATACTAAGTCTCCTTCTGCAAACCCAACATTTACTGGAACAGTAGTTCTTCCAGATACAACAAGTATTGGAAATGTCTCTTCAACAGAAATTGGATACTTAGATGGTGTAACCTCTAGCATTCAAAATCAAATTGATACAAAGGCAAGTAACTCAGCATTGTCTAGCCATGAATCAGACACAACAAATATTCATGGAATAACAGACACGTCAAAATTAGTAACTACAGATGGAGTACAAACTCTTACAAATAAGACAATAACAAGTCCATCTGGATTAGTAAAAGCAGATGTAGGTCTTGGAAATGTTGATAATACATCTGATTTAAATAAGCCAGTCTCTAATGATACACAAACAGCTTTAGATCTTAAGGCACCAATTGCAAACCCAACATTTACTGGAACAGTATCAGGCATCACAAAGTCCATGGTTGGACTTGGAAATGTAGATAACACATCTGATGTAAATAAACCAATTTCTACAGCAACTCAAACAGCATTAGACGCTAAAGCTTCATTATCTGGTGCCACATTTACTGGATCAGTAGAAATTGATCAAAATCTTGTAGTAGATGGAAACTTAACTGTTAATGGTACAACATTTAATGCCAGCTCTACATCAATTGTTATTGAAGATAATTTGGTTCAGCTTGCACATCAAAATGCCGCCAATACAGTAGACCTTGGTATTGTTGTAGCTTACAATGATGGTACGGCAAAACACGCAGGTATTGTTAGAGACGTTTCTGCTAATAAGTGGAAACTTTTCGAAGGTGTAACAGATGAGCCTTCCACTACTGTTAATTTTGCTCAAGGAACTTTAGACGATTTAGAGGTTGCTGATATTACAGCGTCTTCAGCAACTATTGGAAATGTTTCAAACACCGAATTGCAATATTTAGATGGGGTTACATCATCAATTCAAACTCAAATAAATACAAAAGCTCCAACAGCATCACCAACATTTACTGGAACAGTAACCGTTTCGGCATCTGGAGTAGCATTTACAGATGGAACTCAAACAAAAGAAGGTGTTCCTTCAAGAACATACATATATGGAGCAGCTAATAGCAATGCTATAACTTCAGATACAACATTAAGCACTTTAGCATATAGAGATTCCTTAATTGAAGTAAATAGCTCCAGCGCAGTAACTTTAACTGTGCCACCAAATTCAACTGCAGCATTCCCAATAGGAACATCATGGGATATAGTTAGAATGGGTTCTGGCGCTGTTACAATAGCAGCAGGATCTGGTGTTACAGTAAACGCAACACCAGGATTAAAACTAAGAGCTCAATATTCTTCTGGAACATTATTTAAGAGAGGAACGGATTCCTGGTTGTTAATCGGAGATTTAACAGCATAAAAATAGGAGAAAAAAAATGGCAATTTCTAAAAAAAGATTTGGTACGCAAAGTTCAGCACAAGATAACTTCTTAGAGCCAAATGCTGTAACAATCAGCGGAGCTACAATGGTTTCTGGTCGCCCCTATGGAAATGGAGCAATTACATTAACTTACTCCTTGCCAGCAGCCTCTCCACCAGCAACATTATATACGTTTACATCAACACCAGCAACAACAACTCAAACTTCAACAAATAATTCAACATATACTTTTACTGGACTATCTGGAGGTACAAGTTACACAATTACAATAACACCATCAAATGCAGCTGGTAATGGTGCATCCACCACAAGCTCTTCTGTAGCAATTGTAACTGTTCCACAGGCACCATCTGCTCCAACTGCAACTGCTCAGGTTAATCAAGATTCCGTTTCTTGGTCAGCTCCAGCAAATAATGGTGGCTCGGCAATTACTGGATATACATTAAAATCTAGTGATGGTCCAACATACAATTATAATGCTAGTACAACATCAGCAACAATTTCAGAAACTGGTGGAACTAGCCAGACATATCAAGTTTTGGCTACAAATGCTCAGGGAAACTCGTCATATTCGGCTAGCTCTAATCAAGTTACTACACAATCGCCGTTCTTCCCATTCTTCCCACCGTTCTTCCCATACTTCCCACCGTTCTTCCCGTTCTTCCCGTACTTCCCACCGTTCTTCCCGTACTTCCCACCATTCTTCCCGTTCTTCCCATACTTCCCACCATTCTTCCCGTTCTTCCCGTACTTCCCACCGTTCTTCCCATACTTCCCGTACTTCCCACCGTTCTTCCCGTACTTCCCATACTTCCCACCGTTCTTCCCATACTTCCCGTACTTCCCACCGTTCTTCCCATACTTCCCATTCTTCCCAGGCTTTGGACCAAAAGTTCCAGCATACAAGTGCGTATCTGTCGATACTGAAGTTTTGGCTAAAGACGGATGGAAGAAAGTAGAAAACCTTCAGGTTGGAGATAAATTAATAACAATTCATCCAGAAGATTTTAATTACGAGACACAAAGTGCAAATATAAGTTCGTCTCAAGTTAAATTTGTAGAAACTACAATTACATCTATAGAATATAGCGAAAAGATGACTTATCAGTTGAACGATTCAGAATCTAAATACTCTGGACAGCAACCAATATTTATCAAAGATGGAGACATCTTCTTGGCAACAACAGTAGATACAGTTCAAGAAGGTTCCATAATGCTAAAGGTTGATTCAGATGGAAATGTCTCTGAGATTGAATTAAAGTCAATCAAGGAAATGTCAGAAACTAAGGTAGCTGATATAAAGACAGCAGAATATGGATGGCTGATCTCTAAAGATAACGTCTTAATGTTCTAAATTCAATATATTAAAATATAGGAGGGGAAACCCTCCTATATTTTATTTTGGGTATTGAATATGTAAAAATGAAATGATATAATTCAAATATGGAATCAAAAACACAATACGACAATTCAGGAGACACCTGGCTATACAAAGATAGGTCAGAAACTGCTTCTAAAAGAATAGAAAGAGTTTTTGGAGATATAAAAGTAGAAAACCCAGGGCTCGGATTGAATATATATAAAAATGCTTTTACAAAAGATCAGATAGACAACATTATAAATGCACTAGAATCTAATGTTGGAAGCGGAGTTTATAGATGGAATGAAGCCACTGTAACAAACTCAACTACACCAATTAAAAAAGCTAGAGACTGCGTTGATTTCAAGATGAGCAGAAACTCCCTTGGCCCACGTAATGAAAAGAATGCTGCTCTGCACGATGTTTATGAAACAGTTTTTGATACTCTTAAGAAGTGCGTAGACGATTATTCTAAGTATTGGGGCATATTTGTTAACTGGTATGAAGTTTTTAATTTTGTTAAGTATGAGGGTGAAGGAAAAGAGTTTAAGATTCATGGAGACCACGGACCAAAATATGTGTGTACAGTTTCTGCAGTAATTTATTTAAACGATGATTACGAGGGTGGCGAAATACATTTCCCAAGGCTAGACGACATTGTAATAAAACCTTCTTATGGAGACATAGCCGTATTCCCATCAAATTATATATATGAGCATGCCTCATTGCCAATAAAAAGCGGTACAAAGTATTGTGTTGTCATAATGATGGACATTAATGATTTGGGTCATAAAGATAACCCATATGCAGTAAAGGTGGAACAGTAGTGGAACCAGTAGTTGAATCACAAAATGAAATAAAGCAAACCTGGAGCTTAAAAGAAGATATGGGGAATGGTATCTGGGTATATAGAGATGTTCTTCCAAAAGATTTAGACATCATAAACAGACTAGAGTCTATTCTTGGGGCTTCAAATAATTCTTTTAATTGGCAGCCAGCATATGTAGGCTATATGGAAAGAATGCCAGAATATAGAGATTGTGTAGATTTTAAATATAAAAAAGAAAATTTAATTGGTTATCCAACACAAGCAGCAAAAGATTTAGTTCAAATTTGGCAAGACTGTTATGATAGAAAATCTGAAGCAGTAAAAGATTATTGCAAGATGTATAACATACAAGAATTAAGATACTGGGAGTCTTTTAATTTTGTTAAGTATGAACCAGGACATCATTTTATGGAGCATCATGATCATGGGTACTCATACAACTGTACCGTTTCTTTGGTCTCATATTTAAATGATGATTATGAGGGTGGAGAGATTTATTTTAGATTACAGCAGCTTAACATAAAACCAAAAGCTGGGGACTTATATGTATTCCCTTCTAACTTTATGTATCCTCATCAAGCAATGCCAGTAAAGTCTGGAACTAAATACTCATTAGTTACAATGTTAGATTATAGTTCAAAGTATCATAACCCTAAGTTCTATCAAGAAACAGGGGACTAATGTCTATACTGAAGGCGTATCAGTCACATGAAAATGCATTAAAGATAACTCCAATGCCAATGCAGAGATATTGGGCAGAGGACACTTTTGCACGACACGCCTATCATTGTTTTCCAGTAACTACAGCAAATACTATAGGGTGGTATTTATCTTCTAAATACAGAATTGTTTTTGAGTGGGACGGAATATATCCAGATCCAACTGGAGAACATTTAACAATTATAGAAGGACAAGATTATTGTCACTCTAAAAGAGGGCATTTAACATTAAGTATAGGTACTGGATTAAAATTTACATCAGATAAAAATATTAGCTTGTGGACAATCAATCCAGTTAATTATTTTAATAAAGATTGGGAGGTTATGTCATCCCTTATTAGTACTTCTTTTTATAACCAAGAACTTCCTTTAGCTCTTAGAGTGATTTCTCCAAATAAAAAAATTGTTATAGAGCCAGGAGAACCAATAGCAACAATTGTTCCAATATCTTTAAGTTTATTAAAAAATGAATCAATAGACATTTATGATTGGCATATGACAGCAGAATATACACAATATAACAAAGAGTATGGAGAGGCTGCTGCACAAAAAAATATGCGTGGAATATGGACGGATTGGTACAGAGATGCAGTAAATTATAAAGGAGAAAAAATAGGAGAACATGAAGCCAAAGCACTTAAGCTTAAGGTGAATAACTATTCAGAAAGATTTAAGGATGAGTAATAAAATAAGATTTGTTGCTAATAGGCCATGGTTAGATAAGGACAGTTTTGGTGCACCCACTACAATACTAAAAACAATTCCAGACTGGTATAGAAAGGCTGACAGGTTTGCAAAAAACCAAAAGGGTGATTTTGTTATCGGACCCGATAAAGGAAAGATACCAACGTGGAAAGCTTGTCCAGCAGTATTTGATGTTATGGGTACTGGGTATGCTTATGTAACTCCTTATGACATAGAATTTTTTATAAATGATAGGGGCGTGATTGATGCCAAGATATTGAATAATGAAAACAGTCCATCATTTTATCCAAGTTTAGTTACCCCAAGACCTCCAATGCCCCAGTTTCATCATCCAGAAGGATACTACAAAGATCATTTTGCTTGGTTCCCAGAGTGGGCAATAGAGACCCCAGAAGGATATAGCGCACTGTATGTTCACCCATTAAATAGATATGAACTTCCATTCTTTACAGTTAGCGGGATTATTGACAATGACGATGTTAACCTCCCAGGTTCAATGCCGTTTTTTGTAAGGGAGGGATTTGTTGGTATAATTGAGGCAGGTACCCCGTTTGCACAAATAATACCTTTTAAGCGTGAAGATTGGGAATCCGAAATCATTATAGAAAGTAAATATGATTTAGCTAGAAAAAATGCAATTAACTCACAAAGATTTAGAAGACCAAATGGTGGGGTATATAAAAATGAGGTTTGGTCTCAAAGGAAATATACATGAAAAAAGACTATGCTAATGATATGGAATGGCTACAGAATAGAGTTTCTATAACTCCCTCTGGGTTTTTCGGTTCCTCACCAGAAATGATTCAATCTAGAGAAAATTTTATGACAGATAAAGAATTAGAATTTTTGTCTAGTCAAGCTAGATCTATTGATGAGTGGGATATAACAGAAACACACTATAATGAAGAAGGCACAATAATATACTATTCTGAATACTGGAAAGATCGTGTGGCTTCTAGACCGATATTGGATAAAAAGGATCCTATGATTGCTAGAACTATAGATGGCATGGTTGCAAGATTAAAAAAAGAAGTAGATAGTTTTTTTAAAGTCAATGCCATACCAACTAGTCCAGCTATAGTTAGATGGATGCCTGGATATAAGCAAGAGCCTCATGCAGACAAAGAACTTCATATTGGAGATGACGCAGGAAAGCCAAATGATTTTCCATATTATGATTTAGCAGGATTGTTTTATTTAAATGATGATTATGAAGGCGGAGAGTTATATTTTCCAAATCAAGAAATTAAATTTAAGCCAAAAGCAGGGGCAGCATATTTTTTCCCAGGAGATAAAAATTTTATTCACGGCGTATCAGAAATAACTTCTGGAATTAGATATGTGATACCGTTTTTCTGGACTATAGCAGAACATGTAGGAGATAATTAAAAATGTCAATTAACTTTATAGAAATATTTCCAAAAATTCATGTATACCCAAATGCATTAGAAAATACAGATTTTTGGATAAAGGATTCTTTAAATGGCTCACATCAATGGAATGATTGGGGAATGTATGGTAAAGCATTTTCAACTTCTCAAAATCTTGTAATCCATGAAAAATTCCCAGAGTTTGATCAGTTTTATAAGAATGCAATAAATGAAAGTCACTACCCTTCTTTTGCGGACGTGTACGGAAAAGCTTTTTACAAAAACACTAAGCACTGGCTAGAAATGTATCCTATGGAATTGGATAACTGGATAAGTTCTGCACCAGCAATATGCCAGTATACATTAGGGCCAAAAAATGGTCATGGTACTACGTTCGTAATGGCTTATCATTCTGATTATACAATAGGAGAAGAAACTTGGCCTGGAGATAAATTTGAATTAACTGCAACACTTTATTTAAACGATGACTATGAAGAAGGAGAGATTTGTTTTGTTGTAAAAAATACAGATGGAACAGATACTAGGTTTTCTTATAAACCAAAAGCTGGAGACATGATGGTTTTTCCAGCAAGACCTCCTTATTTTCATGCAGTAAAAAGAGCTTATGGAGATAATAGATACATAGTAAGATCATTTTGGCAGTGTAGAAAAGATGGAGACGCTGCTTGGCATGAAGGCATTGAAAAATATGGTAAAGAAAAATGGAACGAAATGAAGATGGCAGAAATCCATGAGTATAGACAAAAGCATATCCCTAATCCAGAAATATACGCAGACAGTTACAACAGAGACAATGAAAGGCTAGGATTAAATCCAGATGGAACTTTTAAAGTTTGATGACCTTGTTATAAAAGAAATCGATACTAGTACATTTATTTACATGAAAAATGAACCCAACAATAAGGGTGTTTTAAATGTACCAGAAAATAAAATTGTTGAAATACCAAATTTTATTACACCAGATGCTCCAGAAAGACTGATACATTACTTTGAAAATTGCGGAGTAGAATGGGGAGATATTGCTTTTTATGGATCCTCTGGAAAGGGTTTAAAGCCTGATGCTGCAAAGTTAGCAGAAAGCGGACTACCCTCAACTTTCTTTGAAGACATAAAGTCTAAGTTTCAAGAATCTGTAGAGACTGTTTTTGGCAAAAAAGTAAGAGCTAATACTTCCCATGCACAGAAGTGGGATGTCGGAGGATTCGCCCCACCGCATTCAGATAATTCTGACAATGATGGAACCCCAAATGCGTTTGAAATAAATAAATATGTTGCAATCTTGTATTTAAATGACAACTATGAAGGTGGAGAGTTGTTCTTTTTAACAGGGTGGCCAGGAGAAACATGGCTTTCCTTTAAGCCAAATAAGTATTCTTTAATTGTTTTCCCAGGAGGCGTAGAAAATATTCACGGAGTTTCAGAAATAACAAAAGGAACTAGATACACGATGGTGTCATTTTGGGACTTTGCAGATTTAGAGTATGACAAAGAAACTCTAACAAAATGGGAAGAAATGACAAAAGTGGTAAGGCAAGAGCAGGCTGTACAAAAAGAAGAATGGAAGGCAGGCATAGGCCTACCTCCAAAAGATAACTAGTGATATAATTTTAAAATGTCATACTATTATAATGTATTAAAAGATTCACCAGTTGGTTTCTGGAAACTTGATGAAACCGAAGGGGCTACTTGTTATGATAGTTCTGGATGTGGTAATCACGGAAGTTATATTGGAGACCTATTAATACAGGCAATTCCCTTAGTAGAAGGTGGATTGCATTCTACTAAAATAACAAATACTAGCTATGTAGAATTTACAGTATCTAAAAATTTTAGTGGACTTGCAGGAGGCGGAGGTTTTGGAATATCGAAAACATCCGACAATGATTTTTCTTTAGAAATCTGGTTTCATCCTAAAAACATAACTCAAGAAACTCCAATTTTGGCGGACAGTAACGGGGTCGGAATATATTGGGATAAAGGCAATATTATTTTTAGATTAGAGAATGAGGAAATATTTTACTCTGTTCCTAATTCCAGCAGGTCCATGCATGTGGTAGCCATGTATGGAGTTAAATATATGTCAATGTATTTAGATGGAAATTTAGTAGCCTCTAAATCTATTTCTAAAATTGAATTTCAAAATGAGAGCCTTGTTTTTAATTGTGGTCCTGCATTACCAAATGAATATTTTCTTATTGATGCTCCAGCAATCTATAGATATTCTTTAAGTCCTAACAATATACTAGATCATTATAATAATTTTATTTCCAACACTGAATCTAATATTGTATTGTCAGACTCTGGAGAACTTTTTAAAGCTTCAGAAAAATATCAAAATATAAATACTACAATTGCATTTCCTGCCCAACTAGATTGGAGATATCATGTTGACGATAATATACTGTATAGAGAGTCAACAAATAGCCTCTACCTATCTCCAAACGCCCTTGAAGGAGAGTTTATAAAAGTTATTAGTTTGCCACATTGGAAAAGTTACGTGTCTTCTAAAGTAGAGTGGTTGTCTAGTAATGGCGTTTCAGTTTATGTTTCTACTAGTGGAGAGTCTGGGCCATGGCAAGAATGTGAAAACGGAAAAGCGTTACCAGGATTTTCACAGGGATTAAATTTTTTAGATAAAAAAGTTTTATTTTTTAAATTCAAATTTGAGTCGGAAGATGCTGCAATTTATACACCTGAACTTTATTATGTTAAAATTCATTTTTATGACGAGAAGAAAGTTTTAGCGCATGGTGGAGGAAGTATAATATCTACATCACAACCTAACTCAGGATCCTCTTGGGAAATATCAGTGTCTAATGATAGTAGCAATATACTATTAAGAAAAAGTGACAACGGAATAACAACAAGTAATTCAATTTTTTACATAGATACAGATAAAGATATAAAGTCTTTAGAGATGATATTCTCCCCTAAATCATTATCTAATGGATATCTATTTTATAATAAAACTGGATCAACAGAGTCCTACGTGTCCTGGTCAACAAACGGGGCAATATCCAAAAATAATATTTCTGGGCTTTTTGTAAATGGGCAAAATGTATCTTCTGAGTTAAACATATCTAATTATTTATACCTAGAAGACCCAAATTATATTTTGATAAAAACTACATCGTCTATGACTGGGCAAATATGGTTGAATGGTAAGCAGGATGTCGGAAATAGGTCTGGCGTACTAGACGATAATACTTATCAAAATATAGCTATATATGAGTCTGATTCTATAGATCACCTAAAACATTATAATCTATATATAGGAAAAGATATTATTGAGGCTAGTGATTCTGTCATTGAGATAACAGAAGAGGCAGTCAAGACGTATTCTAGAGACAGGATTTTGTTAAATAATCTATAATTTTGTCATTATGATTGACAAAAGCTGGACTTGAGGCATTGAAAGTGGTAAAATAATTACCTATGGATATCAAAAAAACAAATGCTAAATTTAAAGAAAACGAAACCAGGCTAGGGGTTTATGTTTGGGAGATGCCTGATGGCCGATGGATAGGCGACGATGAAGGTAATTTTCTTTCAATAAGCTCAATGAGGGATAATCGAGACAGAATAAATTTATTGGCCAAGGCAGTAAGAGGTTATGGAATCCATGAGGGTGGCCCTAAATTCCTTGAAGGAAGTAGGCAAATCGACGATGAAGAATTTGAGTATCAAAAGCAAAGATTAAGGTGGGGCCTAACTCCAGACCCATTAGATATTGGTGTACATAAAGACGAAATGGCTAAATTAAGGAAGGGCAAACAATGATTGAGTATGAAGATGATATAGTCTCAAATAATGTAGAGATATCAAATGTTGCTGATTGGATGAGATTTAATTCCACAATAACTCAAAAAAATGATGATCCATTTTCCGCAGAAGGCGAAGACCTATTAAAAATTTCTGGATTAAGCCCAGCACTTAGAAGAAAAGCAAGCAGAGATATTCAAAAGAAGTTTGTCGGAACTGATAATACTGGAACTCAACAACTATTAATTCAGCAAGCCGTAAGCGGATATGCACTATTCGATCTTGTTATGCCAGAATATAACCTAGACTATTTGTCTACAATATATGAAATATCTCCATACAATTATGCTGCAATTAACGCTAAAGTTTCTAATATAGTAGGCCTTGGGTTTGATTTTATTGAAAGTAGAAAAACTACAGATTTATTAGATTCAATTGATGATGAGAAACAATTAGAAAGAGCACGTAGAAAATTAAATAGAATTAAGCAAGATTTGCATCAATGGCTAGAGGATTGTAATGAAGAAGAAACATTTAAAGAAACTCTTATCAAGTTCTATACTGACGTAGAGGCTACTGGTAATGGCTATCTGGAGGTCGGTAGAACGACTGCTGGAAAGATAGGGTACATCGGACACATACCTTCAAAGACAATGCGTGTAAGGCGCCTCAGAGACGGTTTTGTGCAGTTGCTTTATGGCAAGGCTGTATTTTTCCGTAACTTCGGAGATACAGAAACCCCAAATCCAATTGCAGGGGCAACAGATCGTCCAAATGAAATTATCCATCTGAAGAAATATACTCCTAAAAACAACTATTATGGTATCCCAGATATTATTGCGGCATCTAATGCTATGGCTGGAAATGAATTTGCGGGCAAATATAATTTAGATTATTTTGAAAATAAAGCAGTTCCAAGATATATAATTACAGTTAAGGGTGCTAAATTGTCACCTGAATCTGAACGTAAATTATTAGAGTTTTTCCAAGTTGGACTTCGTGGTAAAAATCACAGATCTCTTTATATACCACTTCCCCCAGACTCTCCAGATTCAAAAACTGAATTTAAGATGGAGCCAATTGAGGCTGGAACTCAAGAATCTTCATTTAACGTATATCGTCAAACAAATAGAGACGAAATATTAATGGCTCACAGAGTTCCAATTAATAAGGTCGGAACGGCTACTGGAATATCTTTGGCTAATGCAAGAGATGCTGATAAAACATTTAAAGAGCAGGTTTGTGCTCCAGCGCAAGATATTCTTGAAAAGAAATTAAATAAAATAATTCAAGAAATGACAGATGCCCTAGTTCTTAAATTTAATGAATTAAGCTTAACTGATGAAGACACTCAGTCAAAGATTGACGAAAGATATTTAAGGTTACAGGTAATTACCCCTAATGAAATTAGAATTAGGAAGGGTATGGTTCCAAGAGAAGGCGGAGATGAGGTTGTAGATTTGGCTGCCAAGGCAGCTGAAATTAAGGCTCAGGCTATGCAAAGCCGAACCAGGGATGGGGAACGTGCTGCAAATTCTCCAGATAATTCTGGGGAGGGCAGAAATGCAAAAGGCGACGGCAGACAAGTTGAGTAGTCCTACTCAACTAGTTATTTGCCTTTAGATATATAGAAGTCTATAATATACACATATGACCATTGAAAAATCACACTGGTCTTCTAATGGAAATGCTATTAATTTATCAGTTCCATTTACGAAGGTCAACAGAGAAAAAAGAACAGTCTCAGGTTTTGCAACACTAGATAACCTAGATCAGACTGGTGATGTGGTCACGCAGGAAGCAAGCATGAAAGCATTTGAAAGCTTCCGTGGAAATCTAAGAGAAATGCACCAGCCAATGGCTGTTGGTAAGGTTGCATCTTTTAGACCAGAAACTTATTATGATCCAAAAACAAAAGAATTTTATAATGGAGTGTATGTTGATGCATATATTTCAAAGGGCGCACAAGATACTTGGGAAAAAGTTCTTGATGGCACATTAACAGGATTTTCAATTGGCGGAAAGATTATAGACTCAGATACTGAAGTAAATAAGTCTACAGGACAAAGTGTCCGATTCATTAAAGATTACTCACTTGTTGAATTGTCAATAGTTGACTCTCCAGCAAATGAACTCTGCAACATATTGTCCATTGAAAAAGTCAATGGTCAAATGATTTTCAAGGGCATAGCTGCAGATGTGAAAATGGAGAACATTTTCTATTGTGCAGAAAGTGATTCTGTATTTATGTCAACAGAGTCTGAGTATATTTCACCAGTTACTGGTAAGAAGACAGAACTTATTGGATGGGTGGAATCAAACGACACTAACAAGTCAAAAGAAATAGATAAGATTCTTGATTCGTATAAATCAAGATTGCAAACGTTGCCTGATACACAAATTGCAAAACAGGCAAACGCAGAAGGAGGTAATGAAGTGGAAAACGTAGAAACAACAAATACTGAAGAGACTGTTGAGAAGTTACGTGCACCAGGCGCAGCAGCGGAAGTTGTTGAGCAGGTTGTAGTAGCAGAAGAAACACCAGTTGAAAAAGTAGAAGAATCTGCAGAAACCAACACTTCTGCCGAAGTTCTGGAACAAGCAGCCGATGTATCAGACGAGCAGGCTCAAGAGCCTGATTTCGCAAAGATGCTTGGCGACCTTAAGGGTTTCTTCTCAGAGACTTTGGAAAAGGCCTCTGAAGCAAACGCAGCTCAAGTTACAGCTATTAAAGAAACAGTTGAAACTTTCAGCAAGGGCGTAGATGCTAGAATTTCAGAATTAGCAGAAAAGCATACAGCACTCTCAGAAGCAGTAAATGCAATTAAGAGCACCATTGATGGTGTTGAGAAGAGAGTAGACGCAGTCGAATCAGAGACTGCAATTAAGAAGTCCTCAGACCTTGGCGGGTCTCAGGAAGTAACAATAAAGAAATCAAAATGGAACGGCACTTTCCTCGGTTCCGTTAGTGAATTGATTAAATAAGGGTAGGTGAAAATAACTAATGAGTAATGAACTATTAGCTAAAGCGGCTGAAGCAAATACAACCCTAACAGGTAGTATGGTTGGAGCAGCTAACCCCACCGATGGAATCCACGTCGGTTCCGAGGGTAAGGGTGGTTTGCTCAATCCTGAGCAGTCCGCAAGATTCCTTGATTACATGTTCGATGCAACAGTAGTCGGAAAATTAGCACGTACAGTTCGCATGCGAGCTGATACTACTGAGATAGATCGTATTGGCGTCGGCGAAAAGCTTATGAAGCTTGCCGCTGAAGCTGAGAACACTGGCACAAACGCTGCCGTACAGTTCTCAAAGATCTCTCTAACAACAAAGAAGCTTCGTTTAGATTGGGAGCTTTCGACAGAGTCTCTAGAAGACAATATTGAAGGTGCCGATCTCGAAGACCACATTGCAAGACTTATGGCAACACAGGCAGGTAATGACCTTGAAGACGTAGTCCTCAACGGTGATACTTCCTTGACTTCAGACAATCTATACAAGGCTTTTGACGGCATTGTAAAGATTGCTAAGGCCAACGGTCACGTTGTTGATGCTGATGGGGCAAATGTGTCCCGTGAGGTATTCAATAACGCACTTAAGGCACTTCCACGTAAGTACAAGCAGCGCAGACCAGATCTTCGCTTCTTGTCAGGATCTAACTTGATCCAGGATTACCTATATTCTACATCACAGAATATATCTAACGTTAACCCACAAGATATTGCTGCAAGCATTATCCGTGGCGAAACAGCAGGTCTCGGTGGTCCAGCTGGATTTACAGCCCCATTTGCATTCGGTATTCCGATTGTTGAAGTTCCTCTATTGAAGGAAACTCAGGGTGCTGACAGCGACATGGGCGATGTCCACTTGACATTCCCAAATAACGTCGTTATTGGTATCAAGCGTGACGTCACAGTTTATCGCTTCTTCTGGCCAAAGAAGGACTCCATCGAATATACAATGTATACTCGTGTTGGATGCCAAATTGAGCAAGCAGATGCGTGGGTCGTTGTTAAGAACGTTAAAGTTGCTTCCTAATTAATAAATAGGAATTAAAACTGCTGAAAAGCCTCCAAATTAATTTTTGGGGGCTTTTCCTTTTAACCCACTAATGCTATAATTTATTTACATACCAAAGGAGTAAATATGTCATTTGACACATTGAAGGTTAAAGAATTAAAGCAAATTGCTGAAGACTTTGCCGTAGACACAGATGGACTAAAAAATAAAGCAGACATCGTTGCCGCATTGGCAGAAGAAGGCGTAACTTGGTCAGTCTATCAAAGTACATTAAAAAATATAGAAGATTCAAAAGAAGAGGCACCAGAGGTTCTGCCTAAGTTTGATCCTAATCAAGAGATAGAGGACGACATGGTTTTAGTAAGAATGACACGTGCAAATTATAGATATGATATTGCAGGACATACATTTACAAAGGAGCATCCTTTTGTTGCTATGAAACCTGAAAAGGCACAACAAATTTTCGACAAGGAGGAAGGGTTTAGGTTGGCTACGCCAAGAGAGGTACAAGAGTACTACAACTAAACCTGCTAAATGGCAGAAATATATAAGGATACAAATGCTCCCATAAAAACAAGAATTTCTTGGAAGGGTGAAGTAATAGACAACGACTATCCAGTAGTTGTTGTTGTATATGATATAACAGAAGATCCTAAGATTGTTCCGCCAATTAGCCCTACAGTTCCCGTTGGAATATTTACAGCAGAACCAGAAGAATCAGATCCTGGAACTTACATTCTTTACATGCCCTTGCATCTAACCACTAGATTAAGAAAATTTAAATTGCATTGGCAATTCACAATAGGAGACGGCAACACACAGTTTTTGGTAACTTACTGTGATGTCGTTACTCCATATGTAAGCATGGCTGAAGTTGTAGAAGACCTAGGATTAGGGGCAGAGTACACTGATCCTAATTTTAAAAGCTATCACGATTTAAGAATGGCAGAAAAATATGCCAGAAAGATGGTCGAGTATTATACTGGACAAAAGTTCTTTTTATTCGATGATACATTTACTATAATGGGCAATGATTCTGATACACTGCCGTTACCTAGAAAATTGAATACTATACATACACTACATCAAAACGATCAATTGTGGATAGATGAATTAGAAGGAATAAATCATTTAGGTTATGTTATAGAGCCAACAACAAGCGGGTTTGGCATTAAGATAAATCAAGCAGAAATTTTAGATAATGATGTTTATATAGCAAATGGAATGGTGCCACCATCAATACATGACGTTTCTCCAAATATATTTAGACGTGGCAAGCAGTATAAAGTTTATGGTAGATTTGGCTGGGAATATGTGCCAGATGAGGTAGAGCAAGCTACAATTGAAATAATGAGACTTTACTTTAGTAAAGATCGTGTTTGGAAAGATAGGTATGTGAATAAAATATCTACAACTGATTGGGATTTTCAATACACTTCAGATGCATTTACTGGAACTGGTTCGGCGTATGCAGATAAGTTGTTAATCGATTATGTTGTAACTCAAATGGTTGTGGTATAGTGTTTAGTATAATAGACGGCCTAATGTCTATGAAGCTAGATGTTTATAGACAAGAAGAAGAGCAAGATCCAAATACTGGAGCCATGGTAAAAAGATTTATGTTTTATAAAACCTTAGATTGTTATGCCCGTGGTGTAATTCAAGAAAATGTTAATAGAAATATAGATAAGCAAACCTTTGGTAATACGTATGTTAACAGTCAAGCCCTAGAGGTGAGAACCTTAGAAAGGTTAAGCCAAAGAGAAAAAGTAAAAGATATTAGAGATTCTAATAGTAATATTATATGGTATGAATTAAATTATCCAAACAATACAGGAACTGTCTTTGAAGTAATAGGATCAACTCCAATAACGGATCCATTTGGGACTGTTGTTGGATATAACACATCATTAAAGAGATCGGAGAATCAGCAAATTGGCTTCTGAAGCAATGGCATTGCAAGCTGCTAGCGGACTAGTTAATTTAATGGCTGGTCAGCCAATAAGTGGTGCAATAAAAGACAGCACCGTTGCTCAAATATCTGCAGCAGTTTTTTATAAAACAAATGTTATGGCTAAGCTTACATCTAATTTAGCTTTTCAGAATGCTTTTAGAAATACTATATTTAATCAGGTAGAGGAAGATTTTGGAAATTATGTTGATGCAAAAGCTAGGACCTCTCCAAGATCATTGCACCATGTTTATGAGTGGGGCAAAGTTGGGAATAAAGAATCAAGACTATTTAAGCTAAACAAATTCCCATCCGACGGATTGTCTTTAAAGATAAACTATGATTTATTAGATTCTACTTCGTTTGTGCCTTCTAAAACATCTAACCACAGGCATGTGTTTATTAAAAAAGCTTCCATTATGGAAGAGGGCAAAACAGTTGTAATATCTCCAAGAAGTTCTGAAAGACTTGTTTTTGAAATAAATGGTTATATGGTTTTTATGCCAAAAGGAGAATCTGTTACTGTGACCAAGCCTGGTGGAGTAGCTACTAAAAATTCATTTTTATCAGCATACAAATATTTTTTTACTGGTCCATTAATAAATCTTTCAATAAAAAAATCTGGATTTCAAAGATTATTTAATTCTGCAATGAGTAGAGCCTTGTCAGTTCCAGTAAGCATAAAAACTGTAAAGTATAAATTTTCTCCAAACAGTGTTGCTAGTGAGGCAGATGCAGCGCTTTTGGCAGCGTTTACGGGGGTAGCAAATGCCTAACTATAAATTAGATGCAATGTTTGAGTTAAGAAAATATATGTGGAATAAGATGAAAGCTTCTAATATATTTGATCCAAATACTTATTATGCAGATAACCTAGATGAGACTCTAATCCCAATAGTTCCAGTTCAGCAGCAGGCAGAGATGAGTCAATTTTTGAGCGGTAAGAAGCATATAGTCTATGACAAGATAGGTATGTCATATAAAGACAACTGGCTTATTTGCTGTGAACAAGTTCTATTTACTGTATATTCAACAGACATTTTGGACATAGTTGAGATAAGAAACTTTATGACAGATGAATTTAGACGAATGGATGAATCGGGTAAGGATGTAAATAAATGGAGTGGGCTATCAGACAAATTTAAGTTCCATACTATATTCATAGCAGACATATCCCCTACAAAACCATCAGAAGAAATGCAAGGATTTTTGGCCACAGACATCATATTAGAAATACAATATTCAAGAATCACAGACAATAATGGCAGATTTGCCTAGTTTGCTTTAGGCGACTAAATCCCGTAAAATTGGCTATAGAGGAAAGGGCCTAGCCAGCCAAATATATATATATTAATTTCATGAAATAGGAGGATAAAAACTCATGGCACAATCAGCAGGTAATGCTAAAAACATTCTCGTTGGAGCGTCTCCATTATTTATATCAAACATTGATATTACAGAAGGAGCAGCATATAAGGAAAATGCAGAACCAGGTTCCGCAGACGCAGGCGCATACGTAGCAGGCACATCTTATACATCAACATTGAATGGAATTGATTCAGGAGCATTTTATTACAGAAACGTAGGTTTCACAAATAATGGTCTTCAGATCACTTATAATCCAACGTACGACTCAGTAACCGTCGATCAGCTTCTTGATACAGCTAAGCTGTTCAAGTCTGCGATGGAGGTTATGATCGCAACAGAAATGTCAGAAGGTACACTAGAAAACGTTCTAGTTGTATTTGGACAGGGTTCCGATACATTAACATCACCAACAACTGGTACACAAGCAGATAACGATGTACTAGCACTTGCAGGTGGAGCACTCGGTGAGGCTCCAACAGAGCGTCAGCTTATTGCAGTTGGTCAAGCACCAACTTCACAGGTAGCTAATACAGAGCGTATTTATTATGCTCGTCGTGTTCTCTCTGTACAGCAATCACAGTTCTCGTTGGCTCGTACAACACCAACTACGTTCCCAGTAACATTCCGTCTTCTTCCAGACGCCTCAAAGGTCGGTCAAGAATACGGTCTAATTATTGACAGAGCAATTTAATAATTAATATTAATTATTAGTAAATGGCCCCCAGAAATGGGGGCTTATTTATTGTATCTGCATGATGCTTATGCTATAATAATTTAGAATCCTAAAGGAGGATAAATTGGCTACAACAGTATACGATGTAGAAGAAATTGAATTACAAAATGGTGCTAAAGCAAAACTTAAGCCATTGTCTATTAAGCAACTCCGTAAGTTTATGGAAGTTGTAAAAAAAATACAAGACTCTCAAGAAGAAGATGTCACTCTAGGCATTTTAATTGATGCATGTGCAGTAGCACTAGAAACTCAGTTACCAGATCTTGTAGCAGACAGAGACAAGCTTGAAGAGGCTTTGGACGTTCCAACAATTAACCGCATTCTTGAAGTTTGCGGAGGAATTAAGATGGACGACCCAAACCTAATAGCGGCAGCGGTTCTAGCTGGTCAGAACTAGATCTAGCCGCATTAGAAGGTGAAGTTTTTCTTCTTGGGCATTGGAAGAATTACGAAGAGTTGGAAGAAAATTTATCAATGCCAGAGCTCCTTCAGACGCTAGAATCTATGCATAAGAAAGAGCACAGCCAGCGAAAATTTACCGCATCTTTAAAAGGAATACAATTAGATGATGAGGTAGAAGAAAAAAAGAGTAAGACCTTTGACGATGTAAAAAGGAAAGCTCTTGGAATAAACGCCAGTGGAGACGATGTAGTTTCTTTACAAGGTAGTTTTGCACAAGACGCAGGATTTGGAATCGGAATGGGGTTAGGTTACTCTAAGGGGTAATAGATGGCCGACGAGCAAATTGTAACGAGTATAGTCGCCAAAGCTGACTTGTCAAGCCTTGTGTCTGAAGTACACAGGGCTACAGTTAGTTTACAGCAATTACAAAGAGAACTACTAGCTTCAAACAAATCTATTGCTTCGGCTACAAAGGTAGCAAATAATTTATTCAGAGATACATTAACTGGAAGCGGATATTATTCAAGCCATTTCGTAAACCTTAATTCAGACGTAGATAAATTTGGAAAACAATTAGATGCTGGAAGGCTAAAGCTAAAAGATTATTTCCAGACATTCAGAACGCATGCCACAACACAAAGAGGAATGATAAGAGAACTTGCTAAAGAGCAAGTAATGCTTCAAAATTCCGTACTTCAGCCTTTAGGCAGAAACGCTCAAGGCTTAATGCAATACAATGTAATGATTCCACGAGGACTAGATGCTGTAAAAAATAGTGCACAGTTAGCTCGTATGGAAATGCAAATAATGAATCGTGCATTGTTGGAAGGTTCTACATCTTTAATCAATTGGGGTAAAAATACTCAATGGGCAGGTCGACAGTTAACAGTAGGATTAACAGTCCCACTTGCAATGTTCGGAGCACAGGCTGCAAAAGCATTTAGAGAAGCAGATCAGGAATTAACAAGATTAGTTAAAGTTTACGGAGATATATCTGGAACTGCTTCAGCAGATTTACAAAAAATTAGAGAAGAAGTAACCTCTACTGCAAAAGAACTATCAAGCGCTATGGGAGTTTCTTTTAAAGAAACCATTGGTTTGGCTGCTGATATTGCAGCAACTGGACAGCAAGGAGACCAACTTCTTGGATCACTGAAAGAAACAACAAGGCTTGCTGTTCTTGGTGAAGTAGATAGGGCGGAAGCCATGAAGGCTACATTAGCAATACAAACTGCCTTTAAATCTAATACACAAGAATTAACCGAATCAATTAACTTTTTGAACGCAGTAGAAAACCAAACTTCAACAACTCTAAATGATTTAGTTGAGGCCATTCCAAAAGCTGGAACAGTTGTTAAGCAATTAGGTGGAGACGTTGAAGACCTAGCTTTGTATTTAACAGCTATGAGAGAGGGCGGAGTAAACGCTTCAGAAGCTGCAAACGCATTAAAGTCTGGACTTGCATCTATGATTAATCCAACTAAACAAACTGTTGGACTGATGGCAGATTTTGGAATAGACATACTCGGAATGGTAGAAAGAAATGCTGGAAGTACAACTGGCATGATATTAGATTTACAAAAAGCATTAGATAACTTAGATCCATTAAGTAAAGCTAGAGCATTAGAACAAATGTTTGGTAAATTCCAGTTTGCACGTATGAGTGCATTATTTAATAACTTAGGTAAAGAAGGAAGTCAGACTCTGCAAGTTATGCAGTTAATGAATGCTAGTGCAGAAGATTTAGCTAATGTAGCTAGTCGAGAGTTAAGCCTTGTAACCGAATCTGCTTCTGGTAAATATAAGAGAGCAGTTGAAAGCTTAAAGGCCAGCATGGCGGACATAGGAGAAGAATTTTTAGGTGTAGCAACTAAATTTATAAATGCATTTACAAAAGTGCTAGACTTCTTTAATAATTTACCAGAACCAATTAAAAAAGCTGTAACTTATTTAGGTGGATTTACAGCAATAATTGGTCCAGTAATTATGTTAACTGGTGTTTTGGCAAACTTCTTTGGCTATATAACAAAAGGCGTTGTACAGCTAAGAGCGTTCTTCCAGAGAGCTGCTGGATGGAAGATGTTGACCCCAGAAATAATTGCTGCAGAAAAAGCAGCTCAAATGGTGGAACAGGCATTCTATTCAGACGCAGCTGCAGCAGAAGTACTTCATGGAGCATTAACAAAATTAGTTGCAGACTATATGAATTTACAAAATGCAATGCTAAAGGGCTCTATACCAACTAATCCAGTTTTGAGTACAGTAGGTGGAACAATGCTTCCTATTAGAAGAGAAGTAGATCCAGCCAATGTTTATGCTGGCGACATGGACACAAGAGCAATGTCACATATAAATGTAAGAGATCCAAAAAATCCTGCTTCATTAATGGGAGTTGTTCCAGGAGCATTGCCAGTTAACAGAGGCATTGGAAGAACTCCTCAAATGTACATGAGCGAAAGGCTTCCAAATATAGAAGGATTAACATCAGTAAAAGGAATTTCTACTGGAATAGTTGCTGGAGAAGCTGCAAGATTCCATGCTTTGATGGCCACTTTAGGAATGCAAACAGAAGCCGAAGTGGCTGCCTTAAAACAAACTATTGCAATGGGAGGAACGGTAAGTAAAGAATTATTAGATACATTCGATGATATTCTTCCAATAACTGCAAAAATAGCAGACGGTGCTGCAACTCAATCTGCTGCAATTGTAGCACAATTACGTGCAGGCAAAATAACCGTAGACCAAGCCAAAGCAGAAATTGTTGCATTAAATGCTCAAATAGATGCAATGCTGAGATCAGAAATATCTGCATACGCAACATCCAGAGGCAGAGCAATTGATTTTACTAAAGCTCCATTAATGAATCAGCCAGTAGTTGATGCAAATGGTCAATTCACATTAAGAGATTTATATAAAAAGGAAGCTAATAAAGCAGTCATGGAGGAGTTTGGAAGACTTCGTGGCGTTAGAACATTTGGTGCTCCATATAGCATGCATGTTACAAGATTACCTAAGTTTAATGAAGGCGGTGCCCCAGAAAGTTTTGGTGCAAATAAAACTGTAGTTAGTGGTCCAACATCAGTAACATACGATGACAGACTAGGAAATGTCCCATTAGGCGGTTTTGTTTTAAATCAAAGCGCATCAATGAATCCAGCAAATGCTGATTTAGTTGCTGCTGCTCCATCAACATACATGAATAATGGAGGCAATATAACTGCAGCGTTAACTCCAGGAGAGGTAGTATTTGGTCCAGGAATACAAAATGATCCAGAGTTGTATGCTCGTGTAGAAGCTGCTAATAGAGGAATTCCTGGTGGAAATGTTGGCGGAAGGATTAGGTTTAATAAAATTGGTTATGGATTACCAATGCCAGCATCGGTTAGACCATCTGCTAGACTAGCTGGAGCAAGAGTTCAAACTTCAGATAGAGCTACAATATATGAAGCATTAGTTGGAAGAAGTGGAATAGATCAATCTGTTTTAGCTTCATTAAGAAACTGGGGCACAACAAGACAATTTGGGATGCAGCCAGGAGCCTTTGCCCCAAGAGCTCATGGACCTTATGACGTAGCTGGTGGATTAGATATTCCTCATGTTGGATATATGGGACAAGCTCAAGTTTCTAGACATAATGAATTGCAAAATATATTAAGTAAATCTTTAGGAGTTAGAAATATAAATCCAATAACTCCATTTTCTTCACAAGAAATGTTTGCAGAAATAATGACAAAGGGCGGCGGAGCAGGATTTAGAAGATATGCATATATAGATGATGTAATGGATATCGGCAAAGCAAAAAGATACCTAGAGCATTTTGAAGATGTATTTTATGGTAAAGCTAGATGGAAGTCAGCTGAATTTGGATTAAAGCCTTCTATGTTGTTAAAAGAATATGGAAAGAAGCCAGATGAATTATCTACATATTTAAATTATTTATTAGACGAAAAGGCAGTCACAACAACTAATAAAGTTGGAATCATATTTAACGATGCTCAAGCTATATTAGCAAAATTAAAAGTATCTCCAGATGAAGCAATATCTATGGCTGAAAGAGCGTATGCAAAAACAATGTCTCAGCAGCCACTAACTGATGATGAGTATTATGCCTTAAGACTTCTAGACTTTGAAGAAGGTGGACAGTTTGCTTCATTTAGAAACTCATTTAATCGTGGAGGTAAAATTCCAGGATACATGGCTGGAGGCAATTTGGGATATTTATATTCAAGAGCATTGTCACAAGGTCAATTAAAAGATGTAGCTTTACCAAGAACGTATTTGATGAAAGCATTAGGAGCCACATCACACTTTGATCCAGCAACAAGAAGATCAATGGTTTCTAGTTTGCCAATGAGGCCTAACTTATCAATGTTTGATAGTTTGCCAATATCAAGACAAGCTAAATTAGCCTTATATGATTCCTTAGTTGAATCAGTTCAGTATAATAGAATGAACACTCTTGACAAAAATATTAAACGAGGTTTCGGAGTAAACGACACCAGAAATATTTGGCATAGCGCATTGTCTGGAGCACTGCTTCCAAGCAGGGCTAATAAATTAGGTGCAGCTGATATTACAGTTCTTAAGGGCCTAGAAGATAGAATATCAAGACTTCAGATTGATATGCCTCCATCTGTTGCCAATAAGTTATTTGGAGGCAAGCTAAAGCTTAATCGTGGTGGAAGAATCCCAGGATATAGAATGGGAGGAGGGATTGTATCTAGACTAAGAGGCGCATATGGCACAACAGATGAGTTAAAGCGTAAGATAGCTCAGTTAAGATCTCAAGGTGCTCTTTCTGTAGAAGACGAAGAAAGAATGAAGAGGGCATTAAGGTCTGGGCAAGCTCAGAGAATATCTGCTGTTGCTTCTGAGGTTGAAAGAGCATCACAGGCATTAATTAAACAAGAAAAGGCATTTAGAAGCTATTCGGTTCCAATGCAGCAGCCAGACGTAGATGAGCTCGGACATAAAACTCAACCAATGCTACTTGGAAGAAAGCCAGTTGAGGTTCCAGAAGGAAAACAATACAGAAGATTCTTTGGGTATACTTTTGCAGATTTCCAGGCGAAGTATGGAAGAAGGGCAGTATCTCCTATAACACCAATGTCTGTAGATACAGTTGGGTATACAGGTATATCTGAAAGAGGCGGAGCAGTACCAGGAAATGCATATGCAGCCAGAATAAATAATCCTGAAATAGCTTCAATATTAAGATTAACAAGCATGCCATTGAATAACGCCTTGGATAAATTAAGAGATGCATTGGAAAAGCCATTAACTGCAATTAGAAATGCGATAGTATTTCAAAATAAACAATTGCAAAAGCCTGCAGTATTATCTGGTTTAAGTTCAAGCAGAGAGCTAGTACATGTTCCTGGTTTAGGTAAAACATATGGAAGAGATCTTGCAACAATTCCAGAATTTAGAAATAGATTTAATGCCGATGCTGCTGCTTTAGCTGCAAAAAATATGATGGGCCCAGATGGACGTCCTATGCCAATGTATGGTAATTTAACTGGGACTGCAGCATATAGATCACTTTCTCTTATGTCTAACTATGATGAAAATGGAAGATATATAGGAGGTCCTGGAGGGTTCCAGCAATCAAGACTAGCCAGACTTTTGGGGCAACAAGGAATTGGTAGAGATGCAATGCGTCAAGCAGGAAGATACGCATCTGCCTGGAAGCCAGCTGGAGAAGGTGTTTATACAAGAAAAGGTGAAGGATTCCTAGGGCTTAGAAGAAGAGAGTTCCTTGTAACAAATCCACAAACTGGACAACAGGAAATAATAAATAGAAGCGAAGCAACTAGAAGAGGTATATACCAAGGACCACAAATGGGAATGGGAAGCCAAATGGGTATGATGATGGCTTCTTCTGCTGGCGGAATGTATTTGATGGGACAGGATCCAGAAAAAAGATTCTTAGGAATGAATCCTCAAATGGCTGGTATGGCTTTAATGACTGCTGGATCTACTCTTCCGTTCATGATGGGTCCAGCCGTAAAGGGCATGATGAATATGAAGGCCGCTATGAGTGGAGTAAAAGCTTCCGCTGGCTCTTTGTTTAACGTTATAAGTGCTGCAAAATTCTTATCAGTAGCTACTGGAGTTGGTGCCGTTACTACAGCATTACTAGTTTTACAGAAAGTTAATAACAATTGGAATCAAGATGCGGCTAACAGATTTGGCCTTACAAAGAAAGCCGCCGAAGAGCTTGGGGTAGAATATTTTAATATTGCTGAAAGAATGAAGTCTATGAAAGCTGCACAAGATGCTCAACGTGCAGCTGCACTTTCTGGAGCACAAGTCGGAGTTCCTGGATTAATGATGGATCCACAAAAAATGCAACAGTTAAAAGAATCTGCTGGAAAACAATTTAAAGAATCAATTGAGTCTATTAATCGAGCAGACTCAAGTAATATTGTTGAATTAGTTACAAATCTAAAATCTCAAATGATAGGCTTAGGAGTTAGTGCAGAAGAAGCAAACAAGAACATACTTGGCATGATGATGGCTTCTAATAATGCTAATCTAACCTTCAAGGTATTTGCAAATTCTGGATTCTCTGCAATTGTGGATAGGGCAACTGCTGCTAAATCAATATTTGCAAATCTAAGAGATGAAATAGATAATCCAGGAGATCAGTTTGGAACTAAAATGATTGAAGGATTCAGCTCATTGTTAAATATAACCGATCAGGCAATTAATAATTTAGTCGGAACTAAAAATGCAACTTACGGAGTTATTGATGAAGCAGAAGCATTAAAGATTGTTTTAGATGATTTTAGAAAAAATTCTGGTTTTGATAAAGTTATAGGCACAGAGGCATTTAATGAATTGCCAAAAGAACTTCAAGCAGTTTTAAATGCCACTGATACCATAGGAAGCTCTATTGCAAAATGGAGAATATATTTAACTAATACGACTATGGACATAAAGAACATGTCCGCTGAAACAGCATTGATGCTTGACAACTGGAACGCATCATTTGAGTCTGCAACAACTGCCTTGCAAAATGGCGTAAAGGGAGACTCTAGCACTTTCGGATCAATTGGCAAAGCGTTAAAAGCAATAGATGATATACAGAATAAGGTTTCTAAGAATGCACAAAGAGCTTATGCTACTTCTCAAAAAAATGCACAGGAAGAGCTAAAGTTAATACAAAAGAAAATTTCTTTAATAGAAGAAGAAAAAAACAAAAAGCTAGAAGCTCTTAGGGCTACACAAGATAGAGAAAACTATCAACTAGAATTACAAAAGCTACAAATTGAATACCAGGATGCAATTGCTCGTGGAGATATGTCCGCTGCAGCAAGGGCACAAATTGAAATTCAACAACTTTCAAAGCAAAGACAGTTTGAATTAGCTCAGCAAGCATTAGAGGATGCTGCTGAAAAGAAAAAGAAGCCATTGTTGGCTCAAGCAGAACGTGTGCAGAAGAAATCTGATAAAGCGGGAGCTGCATATCAGTCAGCTGGCTACGCTGCAGAAGATGCTGGGTCAGCAAAAGAAAAATTAGTGGACTTTGAAAATAGGTATGGCGATCTTTTAAATAGAATGAATTTTGAGCCAACAGTAGCAAAACCATTACTCGATTCTTTAATATCAGAAATACAAAAAGCTGGAACTGCAAAGGGTGCCGATGCTAAGTATATTAGACAATCTTTTGGAGATTTGTTTACTGCCGATGGTAAAGCTAAAAACTTCTTTAATCCTAAAGTAGACACTAAGGGAATGCCTACAGGAACAGCTTCTCACTTGCAAGACTTTGCAAGATACGGAGCTAGGTCTGGACTTGATGCAATGTATGCTAGAGATTTACAGGCTGCAAATGCACAAGCCGATAAAATTGTTAAGGGTCTAGGAGGTAACGCCACCTTAGCTAATGTGGTCGCCGCCATAAGGGGAGACAAGGCTACTTCTGGACAGTCAAAAGCAACTAATATTACAGTAACTTCAGTTGGGTACGGAACTAATTCTGCTTCTTATACAACAGAAAATTTGACTAAAAGAAAGATTAAAGAAGGAGACTATGTAACAGGGAAAAATGGAGTTGAGTATAAGGTAGGCAAAACTGTTGATGGAAGGACTTACCTTGTGCCCCGTTACAATAGTGGAGGGCCAGTTTCAAGAGCGCAGGGTGGGAGATTTGTCCCAGGCAAAATGTATAGCCTAAATGATGGCGGTAAAATAGAAGGTATAAAATTTGATGCTCCTGGCACAATATATCCAAACGCAATGACTATGCCTAAATATAATGTAGGTGGACCAATAACTTCAATGAAAAGAAATTATGGAAATCCGCCACCAAGCAACACCGCCTTGTATAATATTAAGGTAGAATTAAATGGCTCTGACTTAAATCCACAAGATGTTGCTAGAGCAATAAGAAGAGAAATGGAAGTTAGAGAAATGATGTCTGGACCAGGAAGGAAATACTAATGTCTTTTCAAACTTTGCCTAAAGGATCTATATTGTACATCAAAGCAAAAGATCTTTTGTTTATGGATATAGGGGGCAATGGATTTACTTACCCAAATGCAACATCTCCAAGTTCAGCTAGTGGACAGGCATATCCTTCTTCAGTAGCTGCAAAAAATAAACTTACAGAGTCATCAAAAAATAATTTAGTGTTTAGAAGAGTATCTGAACATAATAGATCAGAGTTTAATGAAAGAACTTTAAGAATTGAACAGAATCAAAGAATGGCTAATGGCTTGCTTAGAAAATATTATATTGCAGATAAAAAACAATGGGATATTTCTTGGACTATGCTACCTTCTTACCGAAATGAAACTGTAGATGGAGGTTGGGCGGCTGAAGACATTAAAACATTTTATGAAAGCGAAGATGGTAAAAAAGCTTTTCAGATAAAAATAAATACTTCTCACAATCCTTCAAACATAGAAGACTCTAGTTATTGGGAATCTACGGCCAATACTTACGACGTTGTTTTTACTTCTTGTGATTTTACAGTTGTTAAGAGGGGCCTGCAACCTTACTGGAATGTTAAGTTAAGTATGGAGCAGATATGATATCAGCTTCAGAGTCCTTAAAAAATTTATTAAAGACTAGTAATTATATATCTACTTCTGCTGGGGCATTAATAGAATATAACTTAAATACTATGGTTGAATATATAAAGGCTGAGTCATTTGGGGCTGATCATGTTCTTTCAAATGCATTTAAAAAACTATTTCCAATTGATACAATATATAAACCATTTAGACCATTAGAACCAGGAATAAAATATTTAGTTAATACTTCTGGAAATACTGATACTCCAACAGATTCTTATCAGTCTGTAAGAACAGTTGGAATGTCAAATAAGCCAAGACTTTACTATCCTGGACCAGATACATATTATAAATATTGGATGGGTCCTAAAAATTCAAACATCAATATTTCTCTATCGTACTTTGCCAATGAAGAAAAGACTACGCCAAAAATAATAGTTACCAATAAAGTTGTAGCAAGATTTGAAACTAGTCACGATACACCTACCTCATGGACAATTAAAGCAACAAAAGAAGATGGCTCAGAAGTAACGTTAGGCACAGGCACGGCATTAAATTCAAAAGGAGAGGCTGTAGTTTATTATAATGGAACATCTTGGGTCACAACAGAGCCTTTACTTTATACAAATACGCAGTCTTTTAAAAAAGTTTCTCTTCAAGCAGTAAACTCGAATACTGGAAAATTTTTAGCAGTACTAGAGCTAAGTCCAAAATGGGTTTTAGATGTAACCCAAGATGTGGTTTCATTTGAAGTAAATAAAGAAACCGATCAAGAAGGATTTTTACCAGTAGGAACTATAACTGCAAACATGCTGTCAATATCTTTAAATAAGTTTAAGCAAAATGAAAAAAATATTGTTGAGTATAATAGATCTGGGTCCATAGATAATACCAAGTTGTATCTTTTTAAAAATGCTGTAATAAGACCGTATATTAATATTAAAAACGGTCAAGATGATAATAAAATTTATCAGGGCCATTTCTATATGCATTCTTGGCAAATTTCTGAATTTGGTCAGGCAGAAATAGCAGCATTAGATTCAGCTAAAATATTACAAGAAACATTGTGCCCAGAGGTTTTAGTTGAAAATGGATCAATAAGTTTAATTATAAAAAGAATATTAGACTCTGTAGGATTTTCTAATTATAGAATATATGTTAAAACTGACTCAAACAACAATGTTATTGATGACTCACTCCCTACTTTGACTTATTGGTGGACAAGTTCAGAAGAAACAGTTTGGGAAGCTTTACAGAATGTATGTAGAGACTTTCAAATAAACGCATTTGTAGATGAATATAATGTGCTTAATTTTTATAGTAGAGACTATATATATGACTCAGCACGAGACAGTGTTTGGAAATTTACCAGCGAGCCATTAGTAGAAGGAAGTATTACCATACTTCCAAATATAATATCTTATAGTTCAGAAGAGCAAGCGTCTGCAAATGAAGTTAGAATTAGATATGCTGTTCCATCGGTATATCAAGGTCAAGATAGCGGTCAGCCATTATGGGAATCAGATACATATATCCTAGGCGCAGGAGCTCTATCTCAAGATTTAGGACTTAACGACGAGTATTTTAATTTAGAAACAACTACATTTGATACTGCACAAACTAATCAGCTACTTGGTGGATATAGTGGATATATTCTTCTTAATAATGAAATAGTAGAATACGATGGAATAGAGTATCAATATGTTCCACTAGATTCTACTACAGATAATCCAGTGCCAGTTATTATAAAGTCTGCTAGTGATATTGCCAAGTATGTTAATCTTTCTAAAAAGAATACTTTAACTAAGCAATATTTTACGGCAACTGGGAGATATAAAATTAAAACAAGAGGCGCTTTGTCTACAGAAGACGCAAAAAGAATTCATCAAAAATCTCCTTCTTCTTATATAAATTCAACTCCAGGTTCAGATCCAGATAAATTTAATATGTATAAAATTGATATAACAACAGCCCAAGATAAAGGGTATAAGCCTGGACAAGGATCATTTAAGGCACCAGTCAATCCAATGACAAAAACCGTTTCTAAGGCTTTCCTTTCTTTATCAAATTTAGATCAGGATAAAAGGACATTTGATGTAGCAACAAAACAATTCAGCTCTGTTGACAATACCAAAAACTACTTTGCTTTCGGCACTAGAATGTTTTTTGATAGCCAATTTGAAAGTCCAGAGCAGGCTGGAGGACTTGCAATATTTACAGACCCAGAAGGGAAATACGGATATTATTTAATACTAAGAAGTACAGCCTTTGCGGGATTAAAAAAAGATTTAATGTTAGTTAAGCAGTGGAAGGTTGGAAATAAGACTGGCATTAAAGTTTTAAAAGATTCTCAAGATAACAGCTTCAGCACTTTGGCTGGAATTTATGCTGGCTCTGCTTATAATATAGATGTTATAGTAAAAAAAGAAGTAGGTAAAAATACAATAACAGTATTTGTAAATGGTTTTAAAATGATAGCCCAAGACGTTATGTTTGAGTCTGGAGAGTCTGAAGTGAATCCAGTTATTCCAACTAAAAATATAGGAGTTCATTGCGGACAAGGAGTAGTATATTTTGAATATATATACGCAAAAGACATAAGTAAAGAAGAGTATGATAATCTGTCAGTTAAATCTGGTATGGATTATGTTGGAGTTTATTCTGATGACTCGCTGTCTTTATTAAATGGAGACCTAATATATTCTGCTGGAGAAACTGTAGATTCTAGAAAAGGATCTTTGATTGAATTTGGAAGCACTGCAAGAGAGATTAGAAAAATTAAAACAGTTTATTCTGATAGGCCAGCAATTCCAAATTATGTAAGAACTGGAAATAATAGATATGCAAATGTTCTTGCACAGAGAATTCAACCATTTTCTTTCGAGACTTACGTTTTAAATAATACGTCTACGAGTATACCTCTTCATGATGGTGAATTTGCTAGCTTTTATGTTAGTGGATCTAGAATATCAAAATCTAGTCCAATAGAGTATGATACTAGATCTGATACAGACTCTGACAACATAGAGCCATTAATTTTAAATACGAATTGGATACAGTCAGAATCAGATGCAAAAAAACTGGCCGAGTGGATAAAGTCTACTGTACTTAATAAAGGTAGAATAATTAATATAGAGTCTTTCGGTAACCCATTGATTTCTCCAGGTGATATTGTTTCAATTAATTACCCGTTACAGTCATTATCTGGCAGCGCCAAATATATAGTTACTAAGGTGTCTAATAGATTTGAGGAGGGGATTTCTACTTCAGTAAGCTGTCGAGCTATTTGACAGCCAAATGGTATAATAAATAAATGACAATAGAAGCTGGTAAAATTGCCCCAATTATTTCTGATAACGATAAACTGTTAGCAGAAGTTTGGAAGGCTAAGCCAAAGGAACAGTTTAAAGGAGTCAACGGCTCTTTTCCGTTTGGCAGTTCGGGATCTGTATCAGGTGGACCAAAAGACCCAGAAGACCCATCTGAAAAAGGAAGACCTCAACTTAGCGATATCCAATATCTAGGATCAGAAACTTATTATGATGCTTCTGGAATGCAAATGGCAAAATCTAAATTTAGAATTTATAATTCTAGTGGAGAAGAACTAGAAAAGTATGCATTGATAATTACCCTATCTGATCAACAAGGAGGACGGGCATGATAACAAAATTTGGCAAAAGATTTTTAACAAATTTTATTGCTGGCAATTCATCTTTTTCAAATAAAGAAATAGCAATAGGTATAGCTACTAATAACGAGTATGAATTGTCAGATACAAATTCAAGGCTAGGTTTTGAATTTCACAGAATCCCAGCACGTGAGGGCGGAATAGATATAGATGCTTCAGTTACTCCTACAAAGTATACAGTAGTATACTCAGCAACAATACCCACAAATGTTGCAGGTAGAATAAATGAAATAGGTCTATACCCTGGAATCAGAAATTCAAAAAATTATTTTGACAGCAAGTTTATAACAGATTTTGAACTGCCGTTTGACTGGAGTCCAACACCAGATATTGATGAATCAAACTTTAGGGTGGGGAATAGCTCTCTTGTATTTAAATCAAATGGAACAACTCAGCAAGAGTATAGGTTGCCATTGGGTAATTTTGATTTGTCTGGGTATAATGCATTAGACACAATATGTTTTTCATATAGAGTAAATAACTTGTTTTTGTCACAAATAAAACTTAGATTTTATAGCTCTGACGTAGCTTACTATGAAGTTGTTTTTGATGGACATTCTTCTGGAGATAATATTAAAGAAAAAAATATTTCTGATTTAGTTGCAACGAACTCTCCTAATATAAATAATATAACAAGTTTGGGAATAGTTATTGTTCCAACAACTGGAGAAGCGTCTGTGTCTGTAGATGGTTTAAGAATAAATGATGAGGACACATTTGACCCATCATATGGATTAATTGCAAGATCAGTTTTACCAACTGAAGTAATAAAAGTTTTAGGTAGAGAGTCACAAATAGAATTTAAACTAGATCTATCTTTCGGAGATTGATATGGCAGAAAAAAATCAAGATTTAGGAATTACTCAAAAACAAGATGGCGACTATACAGATATCGTCATACCAGATCTTGATTTACTAACCACATATGGATTGCAGGTGGCATGGGTTTATGCTGACAAGCAAAAAGGCACAAGCGATTTTTCTGATGTATTTGAGTTCACAACCCCAGGACCAACTAGACCAGAAGTAACTAATGTTGTTTGGGTTTGGGAAGGTACAACTTTAAAGGGAACCTGGGACAATGCAAGCAATAATGCAAAAACATATCAAATATATTTAACTCCAGTTGGAGGAACTTCAGATCTAGAAAGATCTTGGACCAGATCGGCAGATCAAACCCAAACAAAGCAAATGTTCACATTGACTAAGGATTCTAATATTGGAAACTTTGGTAAAATATTTAGAACGCAATTCACTGGAAAAATAAAAACAACTTATTTAGACGGAACGACAAGCGGTGTTTCTTTTACTACACCAGCATACGCAGATCCAGTATGTACAGCAACTATATCAGATTCTAGCTGGTCTGTTCTTTCTGTACCAAATGGTATATCTGTTTCTTGGCAAGATGATATAACAAAAGCGGAAACCTATAAATATACTAATGTTTATGTTTCTACATCACAGTCTGGACCCTGGGTACAATACAGTGGTACAAGTCCAGTTCAAATACCTCTTTACAATTTTAATACACATTACGTAAAAATAAATCATTTTTCATCTAGCGAATGCGAGTCTACTACTTCTTCTATTAAAGAAGGAAAAGCTTACGATCCAATAGCTTTTGATGATATACCTCCAGATCCAGTACAGCCTCCAGTTACAGCTGCGTGGAATACTGATAAGGCATTAGTTGTCTCTTATAAGATGCCAGCACAAAATTTGCCCACATACGTAAAAATATTTTTAACATATAACGGTACAACAAAATGGTTTGAAAAAACTGTTACAACGTCTACAGCAAACGCATCAACATCATCTATAATAAATAGGCAAGAATTCATAGACGCATTTGGCGAGTCTCCAAATAGTTTCACCGCTGGATATATAACAGACATGGATGTTTATAGAAATGAAAATACAACTCAAGTTCCTATTTCAAATATAACTACAGCGGTTAAGCCAAACCCACTGCTTGGTAAAACAACCACTATATCCGTTACTGGAGCTGCAAATGCTTATGTTGTTTCTTCTAATTTAGACTCTAAAGCAACAGGCATTAAAGTTTATCAAAGCTCTACTGAAAATGGAACCTATACTTTAGTTGCATCTAGCAATTCAAGCCCAGTTATAGTTTATGATGAATCTAGTGCAGGGAGTACTGTTTGGGTAAAAGCACAATGGACATCTGAAGATGGAAATGCAGAAATGTCTGCAGCCACTTCTGTTTTAATACTTGATGTTGGTGCATTGTCAATTATTGAAAATCCAATTAAAATAAAAACAGATGGATCCATATTTGCGGGCACACTTGATTCTAATGATGAGCCAGTCTTAACTGGAGCCAGAGCGGTATTTAATAAGCGTGGATTCTTTTTATACGATGATAACGATGCAAATGGACTAAATCCAACCACACAAATAATTGGTGAAGACAATGGAATAACTGCAACATTTATTACCAAGAAAGCTAGAATAGCAAATTGGACTATTTCTGATAATAAAATAGAAAATACTTTAAATGCTACAGCTGGAAGCTATGCTGGATTATCTCCAAATGGAACTTACGCCTTTTGGGCAGGCGGTGGAGTAGCTGGAGGGTATTCGGTAGATTCTAGTCAAGATGCAAAATTTTCCGTAACTCCTTCTGGAAATGTGATAGCAAGAAATATTAAAGTTTTAGGTGGAGAAATAACAGTAGGTAGTAAATTTAATGTAGACACACAAGGAATTATTACCGCAACAGATGCTAATTTAACAGGAACAATTAAGGCACAATCTGGAATTTTAGGATCTGTAGACATAGGTGGCTCCATGATAATAGGTGGGGTAGCAACAAATGTAGATGGTCAATTAAGAGTAACGGTATCTGGAGCAACTGGGGGTAAGGTAGAAATTGGAAAATTTACCTCACCAGCTACTGGCACTGGCATAGTAACAGTTGGTGCTGGTATTCAGGTTACCAATACAAGCGGTGGTTGGTATGCACAATTAGACCCAACAAATGGAATCGTGGCAAAGAAGGGCTCTATCGGCGGTTGGAAAATTGATGAATTTACTTTAAGTGCATATGCAAATAAAGTTGGAATGCATGCGCCAGCCATCCCAAACGATAATTCTGTAGCATTTTGGGCTGGAGGATTAATAGATAATCCTAAATTTAAAGTTACATATGGTGGATTGCTAGAAGCAATTAATGCAAAAATATATGGAGAGGTTAGATCTAATACAGCCAAGTTCGGTACATTTAATGATTCTAATTTTACTACTTTAGAAAAAGGCTGGGAGGTTGATGGGGCACAAATAAAATCTACAAAATTAACTGCTAGTGGAGCTCCAGTATTTTTAGATGGAGAATGGGGAGCAATTTCTGGAGCAAATGTAATAGCTTCAGTTTTGTGGTTAAATCCAATAAGTGCACAAGTTGCAGCTGCAGAAACCCCAGAGGCTTCTGCTGATTATGGATATGATTATATTTCTTCTGCTGGACATTTCAGGCTTGGATCTGGTAAAATTAGGTATAGCTCTTCTGCTGGATTAACTATAAATGCAAACTTAACTGCCTCAAATTTATACTTAGGAGACACTGCTGGTTCTGCAGATTATATAATTGGAAAAGCTGGAGATGGAAGATCTGCTGGAGATTTTCGTTTAGGCGCAGGCGCCATAACAAATACCAATGGAGTATTTAAAATAGCAACAAATCAGATATACATGCCAAGCTCTGCTAGTATCGACGACAACGATGGTACCTTCGGAGATTCAACTATAGTTGTTGCTGATGTCGGCTACGAATCTAGACTAGTAAGAGGAAGAGCTCTTTGGTATGGAGGAAATAATGCTCCAACAAATATAACAAGTAGATATGGATTTAACGTAGCATTTGGAGCAAATCAAGGAAACGGAAGATTTACTTCATCAAACCCAGGTAATTTTACCAAGGGCGATTTATGGTTACAGAGAGTGTAGCGTGAATCGTGCCTATATATAGAAAAGCAAATCCTGGAGATCCTGGTGAGTCAGGCGGATGGATAAGATTAAAAAACATATATCGAAAAGCAGACCCTGGAGATCCTGGTGAGTCAGGCGGATGGATAAAGTTAAAATCAGTTTGGAGATTTTTGGGTGGGTCTTCCTGGGAAAGAGTATTTGGAATTTTATGTCCTTACTCTACTGGCTCTGAAAATGTTCCAAAGTTTTACTTTATAGAATCTCCATACACGTCTACAGCAAACAAAAGCCAAGACGCAGATAGGTACTCTGGAGCGGCGTGGCAAAACTCAAAAATTTATATAACAAGAGGTAAATGGGAAGAAAGCCCAATATACTTTGAGTTTACATTTCAAAAATCTTTAAATGGCGGAAGCTTTACAAATATAGGAAGTCCAATAGTAAAAACATATACTTCTTATAATGATAATCAATCTACCGATTTTTTTCCTGCATCATCATCAAATTGGCCTCTTATATCTCTTAGCGATGTACAAAATTCTGCTAAGTATAGAGTTAAGGTAAGAGCATCAGACACTAATCCTGCTTCAGAATCAGATTTGGATTGCTCTCTTGTTTATTACCCAATAGAAAATGGCATATCTCCAAGACTTAAATTTGCTTTTAATCCATATGGAGCAGACAATGACCCAAATATTAGCGGTGTTTCAGAAAATCAATCTTTGTCTAATTATGTAAATAAACAATTAGCTATACAATGGAGATACAACACTACTTTAGTTCCTACTAACCAAAATTCTAATTCATACAAGCATCAGATTGTCTGGATGGAATCTATGGAAGGGGAAGTAGTTTTTGGACCAATAGACGTTCCAGTTACTAATACTGCTACTCAGTCGTATACAATAAATTATCCTCAGTCTGTAGCAGACGCTGGAGGGGAATATGTTGTTAATGTTTTAACAGTTGCAAATGATGGTTACTGGTCAGCAAATTCTTTACAAGGCCATATAGACAGTCTGGAAGAAACAAGTAATTTAGCTAGCTTCTTATGGACACTTCCAACCAAACCAGTAACAGATAATACTCATGATATAGGATCTAATTCTAAAAATAATAGAGGAAGAATAGGATCTACAGCAGTACTGCTTTCAAAAGGAAATTGGACAAAGGTAACAGAAGAAACTACATATCTGTATAAAATGAGGATATACGACACTAATCCTTTAGACCCCATTGATGTTATTTCAAATGATACTGGAGTTTTTTCTATATCAAGTCAATATGTTGGTAAGCAAGCAAGATTTACAGTTACGGCAACAAACCCTGGAACATCACTATTAATAAATAGACAGACAGAGTCTATTGGAAAAGACTATAGCATAGACAGTCCACCTGTAGTAACAATAACTTCTCCAACAAGTAATGTTATATCCGCAAATACTAATTTTCAGATAGAAGCAACTATAACCAATTACCCAACACAAATTACTGTTAATACCACCATTGCAGGTGCCTCTGCAGCTAAAGATGGTTCATCTGACTACAACAATGTCGTAATATCAATTCCATCAAATACTGCTATATATGATTACTCAAGCCCACAATTGCAATATCCATCTGGTGGAAATAGATTAATACAAATTACAGCTGAGCCAGAAGGATCTTATGATTTTAAAAATATAACAGTGCCACTTTCCTCTATAACTCCAGGAACAGTAGAGCTAGTACAACCTTGCGGAGATGGGAAATTTGCAGTGGGAGACTACTTTAATATTGTACCAGTAGGCTGGGTTGGAGACAATGGAGGAGATCCCGATCTAATATTAAATTATCAATATCGTTATTTTGTCAATGGAGTTCCAAGAGAGTATAACGACGAGATACCAAATAGAATTGGAGATTTCGGAGAGTCAGTAGGCGATGTGGTTAGAGGTGAAGTTAAGTCAGCATTTTTAAATCCAATTGATTTATCTAAGAGTGTGGAGACAGACTGGATACCTTCTCAAAATTATACAATTGTTGCTGGTCCAACATACGGCGACTGGGGATTCTGGAGCATTTGCACAGATGTAGATGGTGTAAAGAAAAGTTCAAGATCAAGAACAGAAACTGTTTGCGGAGTCACCACTACTAAAACAGAAACAAAGAATTGCGGATGGTATTGTACAACAGTTGGTCAAGGAGCTACATGTACTTGCACACAAACCGTAGAAGCTACAAACATAAGTGGAACTGGTTCTGGATTTTCTACATCATGTAGTGAATCAGGATTTCCTTCATGCCAAGCACCATGTACATGTAATTCAACAGAAGAGGCAAAATGTACTGCATGGGTTAGAACCTATACGGCTGATTGGTCCGCTTTTGGAGAATGTTCTGCAACTGTATTCGGAATTCCTGGAACAAAAACTCAAACTCGACCTTATGTTGAAACTAGAATTTGCCCAACTGGATCTAGTTCAACTAATGAAAATGGAGTTACAACATTAATACTACCCTCGCCTTGCCAAACTTCCAGAACTGGAACTCATGTAAATTCTGTTTCATGTTGTAAGGTTGGAACAGAGACATTTGATCCAAGAACAATATATGGTCAATATTCTGAATGGACTGCATGCGGCACTGCCCCATCTAAATCAACAAGAACTAGAAATATTACTCAAAGAGTTAGTACTAGAACTTATAATGAAGATTGTACCTATACAGATGGCACTAGCGACACTGTTACTGTAGATACCGAAACTGCTGATTGCTGGTATTGTACAGAAAATTATCAAGGGGTTAATTGCATTCCATGTGGATACTCAACTGCAATTTTTAATAATAGTGGAAGTGGTTCTGGTTACATCAGGTCTTGCAGCACTGCTGGATATCCGTCATGTTCAATAAATTGCGTTTGTAATTCTACTGAAGAAAGTAAATGTACAAATTGGTCTTCATGGAGTGAATGTACTGGACCTACTGGGGCCAAAACAAGAACTAGGACAAGAACTTGTCCGTCTGGATCTCCATGCATAACAACAGAAACTCAAGATTGCTGGTATTGTACAGATAGTTATAATTCAAATTGTGCTGGTTGCGGGTACCATATTGAAGGATCTAATGTTTCTGGTGGAGGAAATTCTTTTTATTCTACAGCTTGTAGTAGAACAGACTTTCCGTCATGCCAAACATCATGCGTTTGCAACTCCACCTTAGAGTCTCAATGTGGAGGCTGGAGTAGAGTCGAAGGCACTTCGACTGATTGGAGCGCATGTAATGCAATTGGAGACACACCTGGTAGACAATGTAAAACTACTCCATACACACAAACAAGGACATGCCCTGCAGGCAGTCCATGTGTTACATCTGAATCTGGAAGTACACAACAATGTAGAGACTGCTGTACAGCAAAAACAACTTGCGATACCCCAGTAGTTACATATGGAACTCCAACAGAATGGAGTGCTTGCTCAGGAAATCCACCTACTCAAACTAGGTCTATGCCTAGAACTACCAAGACAACATGTACTACTAGAGCAGTAGATTGCTCAGAATCAACTAGCACTACAACTGTAAATGATACATATGTAGAAACTAGAAGTTGCTGGTACTGTACAACAAGCGTAAGTCAAAATTGTGCAGGGTGTACTGAAACTATAGAAGGAAGCAATATAAGTCAGAGTGGTTCTGGATATTCAATTAGCTGTAGTCAGGCAGGATTCCCATCTTGCGGAACACCCTGCTCATATTGGTGGTGCAAAACCACAAGACAAGAGTCTGGATATTGTGCTTTGAGCGGACCACATACGTCAAGTCAAGCTGGTGTTTCAGGAGGAGGATTTGTTACTGTTTGCCAGCAGGCTGTTTCGCAGCCATATAGCTGTCAACAATCCCCAGCACCGTTCTTCCCGTACTTCCCACCGTTCTTCCCGTACTTCCCGTACTTCCCACCGTTCTTCCCGTACTTCCCGTACTTCCCACCGTTCTTCCCGTACTTCCCGTACTTCCCACCGTTCTTCCCGTACTTCCCAACTTTCGTTATTGATACTATCAATACTATTAACACTATCAATACTATTAACACTATCAATACCATTAACACTATCAATACCATTAACACTATCAATACTATTAACACTATTGATACTGGCGGTGGTGGTGGATGCCACGTTGTAGGAACTAAAATTCAAATGTCAGATGGGACATTTAAAAACATTGAAGATCTTTATATTGGGGATGAAGTAATGGCAGCAAACATACCAGGATTGCCAGACAATGAAACTGATATAAACAATTTAGAATTGTGGTCATCTGAAGATATTTCTGGGACAACAAAGACTATAGCTAATGTGACAAATGTTATCATTAGATCCTATGAACAATATTATTTAATTAATAATTCTATCAAGATAACCTATGAGCACATGGTTCCAGCCAACCAAGAAGGAATCTGGAAGTTTATAAAGGTAGAAGATTTACAGATAGGCGATATCATTGTTAATGAAAACTTAGAGAATATAGTAGTTATGTCAAAAGATTTAATTAATGATTCAGTAAACACAGTTTCAATTGACATTGAGGATAAAGATGTTTATTTTGTTGAGGGCCTAATGGCACACAACTTGAGCGCAAAGACATAGGAGCTAAAGGATAAAAAATGATTACAGAAAACCTAGGTAATAATATATATATGTATAAAAATGTTATTTCTGAAGATTTAGATATTTTGTCTGAGCTTAATAAAATATTGTCTGACTATAATAAAGATTACAATGCTGCAACAATAAATAATCATGACTACGATACATCTTTAAGGTCTTGCACCGTATTCTCTTTATATCCAACTTTTGGGGAAGATAAACAGTTTAATAATGCAAAAACTATTCTTAATAAAAAAATAGATATGGCTCTTTCTGAATGCATATTGCACTTTATTAAAAATACAGGAATTAAAATAAAAGAAAGAGAGCCATGGGAAATATTAAAATACGAAATATCGCAAAAGCTTACATGGCACAGCGACGATGGTAAAAGTCATCCAGCAACCATCTCGTTTGTTTATTATATAAACGATGACTATGAGGGCGGGGAGATACAGTTTAGAGATCTTCTTGATAAAATTCCTATAAAGCCTGAAAAAAATAGTTTAATAATTTTTCCATCAGACGCAAAATATGTGCATAGGGTGCTTCCAGTAACATCTGGAGTAAAGCATGCAGTAATATCTTTTGGTAAATAACACAACATATAGACATCTTTTTAGTTAAATGATAGAATATATATAAAGGAGAGTTATGAAAAAAACAGAACTTGGCGGTAGCACATATATGGTCTTAGTGGACGGAGAGTTTGCTGGGTGGTTTAATATACCCACAGGGAACGAGGAAACTCATATGCTAAGAGCGGGACTAGCAAGTAATCCAACTATTATAGACATGGAAGATATTTCCTTAGACATTGAAGATCTTCCAGTTCCAGGTAAAGGGTTTATGTGGGACGGTAAAGGTTTTTATAAGGGTGAAGAAATTGACAACTAAATGGGAGCAGATAAAGAAATTAGCCAAATCTGACGACGTAAAACCATGGGATTTTTTAAAGCCTAGTACAGAATATGCTGACTCAGAAGAAGCAGATAGAAGGTATGACATATGCCTATCCTGCCCGCTATTAAATCAAACTACTAAAACCTGTAAAGAGTGTGGTTGCTTTATGGCAGCTAAAACAAAATTAAAACAGGCCACTTGCCCTGTAGGCAAATGGTAATGGTATAATATAAAAGGAGGGTAAAATGCCAACACAATATGATTTGACAAACGCACAAAAGGCTGAGGTTCTTATATCTCACCTAAAAACTTTATCTACCGCAAAATATAATGCAGAGATAAGTTTGCTAGAGGAAAACTCTACCGATGAACCATCACAAGAATTTATTAATGGATTAAATTCACAAATTTCAGCTATCTCAGCTAAAATAGCAGTATTGGAAGCTAAGCTACTAGAAGTTTCAGGACAATAAAAATGGCTTACGAGTTAGAGATAGAAGATAAAAGATCTGTTATAGATTCTCATATAAGAAGATTAACATATGAAAAGTATAACTCAGAAATTAGTATAATTGTTGAACAAACTTCAGCGAGTATTGATAATTTGATGGTAAGCTCATTGAACGAAAAAGTTTTAGATTTATCAAATAAAATTCAGAAGCTTGAAGAAATTAAGTCTGAATTAAATAGTCAGGAAAATTAATGTCAGAAAAAGCAGAACTTGTAATTACAGCATTACAAGAAAGAATAGGTCAGTTGGTGGCAAATTATGAAACACAAATTGCTATTCTTCGTGCTGAATTAACTCAGCACATAAACAAAGAAAAAGAAAAACAATCAGCACTAGATAATTACTCTGAAAAAATAAATGAGGTATTAGGAGAATAATGTCTGTATCTTTTCAAGATGGAGAGCCAGTAGATCCTTTAAAGCTACAAAAATTACAGGATCAAATTACAGCTGTGTCTGAGAAGGCAAATGATGCCTTTGTCTTAGGAAGTAGGCTAGATAGCCAGCAGCGTCAAGTTATTTTTCACACTAAAGCTGGCGTAGAAGTTTTTGAAGGTGGTATTAATGCTGGAGAAATCAAAACGTCACCAATTGATTTAGAGTGGGGCGGAGAGTATACAAGTGTTTATACTGTTGCTACGCCAAGATTAAAAGATCCAGGAAAAAATAATATAAGAATTTCTTTTAGTGGAGATTCAAGAGTTCCAACAATGGTGGTTTGGGCAGAAAAAAAATTTACAGCAGATTTATATGTTCACTGGATTAGTGTTGCTACAAAGCCTATAAGCTAAGTATTGACAACCCTAAGAATTATGTTACAATTCTTACTACGCTAATATAAAGTATTTGCGTACATAATTAGGTGCTTAATGACAAATGATTTAAAATGGATGCTTTCATCCGACCAGCAGTTCCCGTATCAAGATGATAAAGCTATTTCTTTATGGTTTAAAGTTATGAAATGGTTTAAGCCAGATGTTGTAGATTATTTGGGAGACACAGACGATCAGGCTTGTTATAGTAAATATACAGAAGGAAGATCTGCAGAATTTTTAAATCTTCATAAAACGGATAGTAGAGATCTTATTGTTCCAATGATGAGACACGAAGCTAAAGGTGCTCGTGATTTTTATGCTAAAACAAGAGAGATGCTTCCAGATGCACAATTATTCTCAGCATTAGGAAATCATGATGTCAGAGTTTTTAATTATATAGATGCTAAACTTCCTGACTACATTAATGAGGTAACTCCAGAAGCCCTTTGGAGTCTAGACTCTTTAGGATATGAATATATTCATTATAATGAATTGCCCAAACGACGCTTTGGAGATATCCATGTTCATCATGGTTTATCAATTGCAGATACTGGTGCCGTAAGAAAAGATATGAATGATTTACAAATATCATTAATTCGTGGACACTCCCACAGAATTGCCTCGCATTTGCAAACATATGAGTTAAGAAATGATGGCGCAGGAGAAACAATTCGTGGCTATGAGATCGGACATATGTGTGATGAAAAGGGTCCAGGAATGAAGTATATGCAGCATCACGATTGGCAAAAAGGGTTCGCTATTGCACATATTGTAAATGATTACCCGCATATTCAAATGATTCATATTGCACCTGATTATTCATGTGTTGTAGATGGAAAGGTTTTTACTTTATGATGAAATGCGACAAGTGTAAGGGAAGAGTTTTTGTGGATAGAGTTTTTTCACAAAAATTACACGTAGAGTTGTTTTGCATAATGTGTGGAAAACGATGGATGATTAATAAGGATACGAGCCCACTAGGACGATGGCTAGAACAGGCAGAAAAAAACAAACTAAAAGATTTAGCTATTTCTTCTTAAATAATAAAATACATAAAGTATTAAATTATTCTAGATCAAAAGATGAACTAGTTGCTTGGTGTTATCCAGACAAGAAGCGTGTGCTTTATTCGTATTCTCAAGTAGTTAAAAATATGGAAAATGCATATTCAACTAAACAGGTTGCACAAATATTAAATAAGCATAAGATTACAATCGAAGATTATATCTTGGAAGGTAAAATAAGATATCCTCAAAAAGTATATCCTATTAGCAATCCAGAAAGTGATTGGTATAAATTTATGTATAGCGAATCGGACATAATGGACATACATGAATTTATTTTAGAGTCAGGATATTCTAAAAACATGCCATCAAAAAATGAATTAAGGGCACTTCTCAAAAACAACATCATATTGTATACTAAGACTGATTCAGGGTTTGTACCAGTATGGAAAGCAGAATAATGTCAGGACGTTTTGTAGTTTGTGAGATATGCGGTAAGGAGATAGAATTGCGTTGGGGTATATTTGGCCACGACACATTAAGTAGACACAGAAAGGCGGAACACTAATGGGGTTTGAACAGCTACCACCTAAACAAAATGAGGTAGATCTTCCATATTTTAATTGGAGGCCACCAACACAAGTTAGAGTAGATTTATCTTTTACAAGAAATTTAGGAAACTTTGAGAGTATTAAAATTGGAATAGGGGTAGACGACTATGTTCGTGACGGAGAGTCTGTAGATGCCGCTACAGATAGAGTCTATAAGTTTGTAGAAAACAAATTGATATCTAAAACTCAAGAAGTTGAAGAAGAGCTAAATGGCAACAAATAAAGAACCGTATATTTTGCTAACTATTTACATGGCACTTTATGAGCAAAAGTATGGAAAGAAGCCTAGAATAAATAAGTATAAGGAAAAATGGGCTATGCAAGATGTTTTAGACAGCATAGGTTTTGACAGTGCAAAAGATGTGTTAAATTATTATTTTCGTACAGGAAAGAATGGACACCCATTAAATTTCTTTTATAATAATTTTGATAGGCTTGAAGATATGATGATACAAATTAACAAAGACGTAGCCAATAGGGCTCGCCTACTAGAGCAAACAAAGAAGTTGGTTGAAGAAGAGTGAATACCGAAGCTGAATTAATTTCTGCTGTATGTAAGAATAAGGACATCAGCACACTCCTTGCCGACAATGCCGATGATTTATTTACTTCTCATAAAGATATCTGGGAGGGATTGAAGAGTTATTATTATAAGTTTAGAGCAGTTCCAGAAGTTGGGATTTTACAAGATAAGTTTAAAGATTTCGAGCCAGTTCAAACTAAAGCTGAAACAGGTTATTATTTAGACAAACTTAAAAATGAATTTGTTGCTGCTAAGTTAAAAACTATTATGCTTCAAGCTGGCTCCTCATTAAAAGAAGATGCCCCATCAAGAGTTTTGGGGGTAATGCAAAGCCAATTAGCTACTCTAAGTAGATATACAAATAATGTTAGAGATGTTGATATTACAGATATAGATTCAGCAGAAAGACATTATCAGTCTGTTAAGGACAGATCTACTGTAATGGGTGGTAGCCCAGGAATACTGACAGGGTTTGAGGCAATTGACAAGGCCTATCCTACAGGCATGGCTCCAGGACACCTTATAGTGGCCATAGGATGGCCAGGAAGAGGAAAGACATGGTTTACTTCATACTTAGCCTGTAAGGCGTGGGAGCAAGGATTTAAGCCAATGATCGTATCTTTGGAGATGGCTCCAGAGAATATGCGTGACCGAATTTACACTATGCTTGGCTCTGGGCTATTCCGTGCAAGCGATTTTTCAAAAGGAGATATTAATTTAGATGACTTCAAATCATGGGGGCAAAAAAAGACGGAAGGCAAGAACAGCTTTATTCTTGTTTCTAATGAAGGCACAGCAGAAGTCACACCTGCCACAATTCAAGGAAAGATTGACCAACACAAACCAGATTTAGTTATCCTTGACTATCATCAATTATTTAATGATAACAAGCGCAGTAATTCAGAAGTTGAAAGAAATAGAAATATATCAAGAGACTTTAAATTGCTAGCAGTGGCAAACAATATTCCAATTATAGATATTACTGCTGCAACCGCTGATGACATATCTGATCAAGATGAGCCACCTATGATGAGCCAGGTGGCATGGTCTAAGGCTATTGAGTACGATGCAGACATGGCTATTGCTATTCATAAGCATGCTAATACAGATATGATTGAGGTTGTCTCTAGAAAAAATCGTCACGGACACGACTTTAGATTCTTCCTTGATTGGGATATTAATCGTGGAATTATTAAACCTATTTATGAAAACTTACCAGAATTAAATAATGACTCACAAGCAAATAAAACGATTTCAAATTGAAGTAGAGTTTATTGATGATTCTGATATTATTAGAATCAGAAATCAATATGAAAATCTATTAACGAGTCAAATGCGTGACGCTGGATATATAAGAGTACTTGACATAGATCCAGCTTTCTCGGTAGAATTCACAGGCGAGACATGGAAGTTCCTAATGACCATCCATGGAATTTATGTGGGAAAGAAGAAGGCATGGCAATTAGAGGGTATAGCCCAAAACAAACCAGTCAAACGGAATACACGCCAGCTCACATAAAGTCTGTAATTAAAAGTCTTGGTATAGATATTGCAGGCGAAACAGCTAACGATTATTTATCTTATTGTCCATTTCATTCAAATAGACATACCCCTAGCTTCAGTATAAGCCGTACTAAAGGAGCATATATTTGCTTCAATCCTTCTTGCGGAAAAGCTGGAACTATAATGGATCTTGTAAAAGAGTCATTAGGTAAAAATGAATATCAGGCATTAAGATATATTGAATCAAAGCAGCAGGAATCTTTAGAGAATTTTGATGAAGAGCTGAAGTCTATGTTTGAAGATAAGCCAGACTTTGTAGAATTTTCCCAAAAAACTTTGGATGATTTATACAATAATCTTGGCAAAAATAAACATGCACAGGAGTATTTTGAACATAGGGGAATTAGTCTAGATTCAATGCATTACTTTAAATTAGGGTATTCATCTAATTTAGGAATGGTTATTGTGCCAGTACATAGTCCAGACGGAATTCCAGTGGGCTTAGTTGGTAGATCTATATCTGAAAAAAAGTTTAAGAACAGCAATAACCTTCCACGTAGCAAAACTATGTTTAATATACATAGGGCTAAAAAAATAGGAGACAAGGTCATCATCGTAGAGTCTACTTTTGATGCCATTAGAATACATCAAGCAGGATTTCCAAACGTAGTTGCCACGCTGGGAGGACATGTATCACATGATAATATTAAATTATTAAATAGATATTTTAATACAATTATTTTAATGACAGATGCAGATCCAGCAGGTAGAGAATTAGGAATGTCTATTGCTTCTAAATTAAAAAATAAAAACATCTTGTGGGGTTCGCATTCATATGGTAAGATATATCCTAATGGAGCAAAAGATGCAGGCGACATGTCCGATGAAGATATAAAGGTATGCATAAATAACGCAGTTTCCGATTTCGAATATCGATCTTGGAACCCATGATATAATGGAAAGACAGACGGATATATACCGTCATACATATTAAGGAGATATAAAATGGGTATAGTAAAAGGTCTAAAAGACTTAAACAAAGCGCTAGATAAGCCACAGCCAACAGGTGGCGAAGGAAGTAAAGGACGTTGGGTAAAGCTTGAAGATGGAGAAAGTGTTAAGATTAGATTTCTTCAAGAATTAGATCCAGACTCACCAACATATAATGATAAGTTTGGTCTAGGATTTATTGCAGTAGAACATACAAATCCAAAAGATTATCGCAGAAAACTTTTATGCACAATGCAAGATCAAGGTAAGTGCTGGGGTTGCGAGCAACACAGAAAAGATTACAAGGCAGGCTGGAAGGGCCGTTCACGTCTTTATATAAACGTATTAGTTGACGATGGAAAGAATGAACCATACGTAGCAATATTATCTCAAGGTTCAAGTGGTAAAACAGTTACACCTACACTAATTGAATACGCTGGAGAAATGGGATCCATCACAAATTTAATGTGGAGAATAAAGCGTACTGGTACAAAGACAGATACTAGTTATACAATTATCCCGCTTGCAAAGGATGAAACGCCATTTGACGGTTCGTCATTAGAACTGCACAAGCTAGAAGAAACTGCAGTTCGTGAAATGAAGTACGCAGACCAAGAGTCCTTCTTTAATGGAGAAGGCGGAACCGAGGAGCCAGAGTCTACATCAACAGATGTAACTTGGTAATTTAGAAAGGCGGAGAGTTAATGTCATTTGTACATCTGCATGTACATTCCTACTATTCATTAATGGATGGCCTTAACTCTCCAGCCGATCTTGTCAAGGCCGCTAAAGATTCTGGACAAACCTCAATTGCAATAACAGATCACGGCACACTTGCGTCACATAGAGAGTTTCAAATAGCATGTAGGGAACAGCAAATAAAGCCTATCTTAGGCGTTGAGGCATACATATCACCAACAGATAGGTTTGACAGGTCTTCTAAAACAGACAAATCAATTCAAGCCTACAACCATATTATTTTGCTTGCTAAGAATAAAGCTGGCTTATCTAACATAAATGCACTACAGGAAATTGCATGGAACGAAGGGTTTTATCACAAGCCTAGAATTGATCGGGAGGTTCTAAAAGAATATGCAGAAGGTATTATTGTTCTTAGTGGATGCCTCAATGGCCTTGTTAGTAAATGCATTGAACGCCAGGAATTCTCGGAAGCAAAACTTATACTCAAAGATTTTAAACAAACTTTTGGCGAAGATTTTTATGTTGAGGTACAGTCTCATAATCCAAAAGAAGTAAATGATAAATTGCTGGAGCTTGCTGATGAATTAAAAATTAAGGCGGTGGCAACAGGAGATGCACATTTTGCTAAGGGTGAAGATAAGATATTAGAAGAGGCGATGCTTATATTGTCTACAAATCCCAAGATGGATAAAGATGCAGACTTTGAAATGTCTCGCAACATGAAAGATATGCTGGATAGATTTAATTATTTATATCCAGACAGAAGAATATCGTTTCAAGACTATAATTTGTTTATACAAACATATGATGAGATATCAGAGGACTTTCGTAAAGCAGGAATTCAGCGCACAGATATTTATGAAAATACACTGGAGATTGCTAACAAGGTTGAAGAATATGATTTCTATAGAGGTCTAGACTTATTGCCTGTGCCAAAAAGAAATGCAGATGAAAAGTTAAAGGAATTAGCCTACGAAGGGTTAAAAGCAAAAGGTTTAGATAAAGATATTAATTACATTGAAAGAATTGAAGAAGAGTTAAAAATAATTAAAGATAAAAATTTCGCTTCATACTTTTTAGTTATTGCGGATATGATTAATTGGGCCAAAACAAATTCCATTATGGTTGGTCCAGGTCGTGGTTCGGCAGCAGGTTCTTTAGTTTGCTACTCTTTAGGAATTACAGACGTTGACCCAATTAAATATGACCTACTCTTTTTTAGATTCATTAATCCAGAAAGAAATGACTTCCCAGATATTGATACTGACTTTGAGGATCGACGCCGCAAAGAGGTCAAGAACTACTTGAAGAAGAAATTCAAACATGTTGCCTCCATTTCTACTTATACTTATTTTAAAGATAAGGGTGTTGTCCGAGATGCAGCACGTGTATTTATGGTTCCACTTTCCGATGTAAACCGTGCCCTCAAATCAATTGATACATTTGAAGATTATTTAGAGTCTCCAAACACAAAAGAATTCAGAATGAAGTATCCAGAAGTAACTTGGCTTGCAGAAAAACTACGTGGGAAAATTAGAAGCGTAGGAGTTCATGCTGCTGGCGTAGTTGTTGCAAAAGACGACATTAGAAATTATGCGCCTATTGAGTCTCGTGAAGATGCACAAGATAAAGTTTCTGGAAGAATTCCAGTGGTTGCTTATGATATGGATACTGTTGCCGATATAGGCCTAATTAAATTAGATGCCCTAGGACTTAAAACCCTTTCGGTTATTTCAGATACATTGTCTTCTATAAAAGAAAGATATGGAAAAGAAATCAACTTGTCAAGTATACCATTAGATGACAATGCTATATACAAAAGTTTAAGTGATGGCTATACTATGGGAGTGTTTCAGGCTGAAGCGACTCCTTACACTAATCTTCTAATAAGAATGCAAGTGTCTACCTTTGAAGACTTAGCAGCTTCAAATGCTCTCGTTCGCCCAGGAGCTATGGACACAGTAGGTTTATCTTATATTAAAAGAAAGCATGGGCAAGAGGCTGTTAAATATATACATCCTATAATGAGACCATTTACAGAAAATACTTATGGGGTTATTATTTATCAAGAGCAAGTTATGCAAGCCTGTGTATATTTAGGGGGTATGACCTGGTCTGAGGCAGACAAGGTAAGAAAAGTTATTGGAAAGAAGCAAGATGCAAAAGAACTCAGTCCATTCAAAGATAAGTTTATTCAAGGTGCTACACAGCATATCAGCAGGGACGAAGCTGAACATCTCTGGAAAACCTTTGAGGCCCACGCAGGTTACTCGTTCAATAGGTCTCATGCTGTTGCTTACTCTATGCTTTCTTATTATACCGCTTGGCTTAAGCATCATTATCCTCTTGAATTTTTATTCTCGATCCTTAAAAATGAAAACGATAAAGACGCAAGAACAGAGTATCTGATTGAAGCCAAGAGACTTGGCCTTAAAATAAAATTACCACATATTAATGAGTCTGATATTTACTTTTCTTTACAAAAAGATTCTATAAGATTTGGTTTGGCTGAAGTTAAGTTTATATCTGATAATATTGCTAATAAAATTATTGAGCAAAGGCCTTATAAGGATTACTCAGATTTTATCTCTAAGGCTTCTAAAAAAGGCAGCGGAATTAATTCAAGGGCAATTTCGGCCTTAAACTCAATCGGCGCTGCAGCATTTGATGATAATCCTAGAACAGGAAAAGAAGAGCACAATTATTACGAGTTTTTAAATATACCTCAATTTAATGTTGGGATGAATCCTAAAATAAAAGCTCAGGCTAGACCTATTGTAGACTTTGATGATTTAGGATCATTTCCAATGTTCGGTATGGTAAAAAATATTAAGAGGGGCTCAGGGTGGGCAAGAATAGAATTGGTAGACGAGAGTGGCTCAGTAGGTTTATTCCATAACGAACAGACACAAATAGAGACTGGCAAAATGTATTTTGTTTTGGTCGGAGACAACAGAATTGCAAGATATGTAAAGGTAGATGACATCAAAGAAGATTCATCTGATATATTCATACAGTATTTATATTCTAACGGATATGATATTGACGAAGATGAAATGTATGTGATAAGCTTTAGTCCGTATAAGACAAAAGCAGGCAAGACAATGGCTCACATTGTTATGTCTGATAAAGATAAAAACCTAACAAGAGCTATTGCGTTTTCCAGCACATACCCAATTGCATTAGCAAAAATGCGTGAGGGTATGGTTTGCAAGCCAGTTCTAAAAAAATTAGATGATGGCACTTTAATGATAAAGGAAATAAAATGACACAAAGCACAGAAGAACTATTTCAGGCAATGAATGCTTCTCGGATTTTGGTAGCTATACTAACTAAGCTTGGTACTGTAGAGATTCCAACTGAATTATTTATGGCTGCAAATAACGAAGATAAGCAATTATCTGTAACATATAACGATGACACATTGTCATTTGAATTTAGATTGCGTGAAGATGGTGAAGCAGATAATTATGAACTCGTTAATGACTGATTATGGTCTAGACGCCTTGTCTGCTGTTTTGCACGAAACTGCAAAAGAAAAAGGATTTTGGGATGGAGAATATAGCCACGACAAAATTGGTAATAAGCTTGCGCTTGTTCATTCAGAAGTAACTGAAGTTTTAGAAGCCATTCGCAAAGATCAGGGATCTGAAAAAATTGTTGAAGAGATTGCAGATATAATTATTAGAATATTGGATTTATATGCTGCAATGAGAAATGAGGAACATGTGATTCATAGCCTAGATGAGTCTTTACAAAATAAAATGAATAAAAATATTTCTCGTCCAAGACTTCACGGAAATTTATTTTAATGCTATACTTATATAAAGAAAGAGAATAATGACTATACAAATAGATGATATACTAGCAAAGCTTGATCCAAAAACAAGAAATAGAGTTCAGTCTGCAGTAGAGGTAACTGTTGAAAAGCAGCCTACTCCTAGCATAGGACTCAACCTTGCACTAAGAGGTGGTCTTGGATTTGGCAGACAGGTTCTAGTTTGGGGAAATAAATCTGCTGGTAAATCATCTTTTTGCCTACAGATGATTGCAGAAGCCCAAAAATCTGGAAAGACTTGCGCCTGGATTGATGCAGAACATTCATACGATAAGTCTTGGGCAGAAAAGCTTGGAGTTAACTCAGAAGAGTTAATATATTCATCAGCTAAAACAGTAAATGATATGGTAGATGTTGCAACACAATTAATGGAGGCGGAAGTAGATATTATTGTGGTTGACTCTATATCAGCATTGTTGCCAGCAATATACTTCGAGAAAGATTCATCTGAACTCAAAAAGCTTGAGGATACAAAACAAATTGGAGCAGAAGCAAAGGATATGACTCATGCAGTCAAAATGTTAAATTATGCAAACAAAAACACACTACTTGTTCTTATCTCACAGCAAAGAAATCAGTTTGGATCTATGCATGCTTCCCATATCCCAACAGGCGGTATGGCAGTTAAGTTCTTCTCTTCAACAGTCATCAAGCTCTGGTCTTCCGAAGCCGAGGCAAATGCTATTAAGTCTGGTGTTAAGGTTGGCGATAAAATTATTGAACAAAGAGTCGGGCGCCCAGTTAATTGGATTATTGATTACAACAAACTTGGGCCACCAAATTTATCAGGACAATACGATTTCTATTTCCAAGGAGAATCTTTAGGCGTTGACTCTGTTGGTGAAACCCTAGATGTGGCGGAAATGTGCGGTGTAGTAGAAAAGGGTGGTGCTTGGTACACTGTTAACGGAGAACGTTTTCAGGGACGTGCTAAAGCTGTTCAATATTTAAAAGAGAATCCAGATGTTGTTGAATTTTTAAGAGGAGAGATTAGTGCCAAACATTAACGAGTTTATTGGGCCTAAACCAACACAAGATCAGTTGTCTGATTTAGAAAAGATAATTGGAAGCAAACCATGTGGCAAGTGCGAACTTGATGTTCAGGAATATTTTTGGGATCCATCAGAATATATTATGAAGTGGACCTGTAGTTCTGGTCACGTAACTACAGTTAAGGTGAATTCTTGACAGAGCGTGGCGAGGCAAAGCGAGATGGGGCAAGGCAGCAAAAAAATTCTGGACGTGGGCAGTATCAAAAAGGTGATGCTCAATGGTACCAGTTCGTTGTAGATTATAAAGAGTCTGCATCTTCATTTAATTTAAATAAAGATGTTTGGTCTAAAATCTGCACAGATACATTTAAGGTTAATAGGAATATGTTTCCAGCCTTAAAATTAATTATAGGCGAAGAAAGTAAAGTAAGACTTGCCGTAATTGAATGGGCACTACTAGAAGAGCTAGTAGAAGCCTGGGAAAACAAGGAGAATAAGAATGGCTAATCCAACTATTACACTAGTCGGAAGGCTTGGTCAAGATCCAGCTCCAATTGGAGAAAATGGTCTTAGACTGCGTTTGGTAACAAATGATCGCAAGAAGAACGAAGAAACTGGCAAGTACGAAGACTCTGCTACGTCTTGGTGGACTATTAAGGTGTGGGGAGAGCTGGCTAAACAAACCAGAAATTCAATTAAGAAAGGTCAGGAACTAACTGTTGTTGGTACAATCTATGAGGAAAATTGGGTAGACAGATCTGGAACGAATAGAACTTCGTATGAAATTAATGCAAGAAATATTGGCGTAACAACTTATAGTATTTCAAAAGAAGTTGCTAAAGACAGATTCTTTGATGAAGTAGAGGTTCCATTCTAATGAAAGAAATCTTTCTTACAACATTAGTTGGAGCACTAGTGGGTGGCGTGTTTAGTGCATTCAAGCTTCCAATACCAGCACCTCCAGTTTTTTCTGGATTGATGGGTATTGTAGGGTTATGGATCGGCTATGCTTTAGTAACTAAGATTGTAGTTGGGTGACATGAGCGAGTTGAATACACTAGAGTTAATTAGTAAAATAACTGAGTTTAATGATCTTCATGAATACATGAAAGATGAACAGCTGGATAAGGCATTATCAATTGTAGTAAAATTATTAATGAATCCAGATGTTCCAGCATCAAAGGCTCCTATGCTTATAATTGAATTACAGGCAATGTCTACTAAGTTTTCTATGATGGCTTCAGTGTATTCAACTATTGCTAAAGATAAAGCAGGTACAGTAAACAATAATAAAAAAAATATTTATTATTCAGCAAAAGAATCTATAGACAAACTAGTAGATGCTCTCAAGTATGTGGTAAGGTACAATGGGTAAAGAGATAGTAGCAAATTTAAAATTTAAAAAGGTAACTGGAAACTTTGACCCATCAGCCTTTGCTAAAATGTTGGATGATGCATATTTAGCCACAAAAAGACCAGATCAAAAACAAACTAAAAATAGTTTTAGCCCAAGTTCTTTAGGGTATGGAAGCGGTAACTGCCCAAGATATTGGTACCTTGCTTTTAGCGGAGCAATGTTTATAGACAATAATAATTCACAGGCAATAGCTAATATGTCACAAGGTACTCAGGCACATGAACGAATTCAGGGGATAATTAAAAAGATGGGAGTGATGAAGCATGAGGAGTATGAAATTATTAATGAATATCCTCCAGTACGTGGCTTCATAGATCTAATTTTAGACTGGAACGACCAAGAAGTTATTGGAGAAATTAAAACGGCAAAGCAAGAAAATTGGGACAGTCATCAAGCTAAGATGTCACCTTCTCCTAATCATCTTCTTCAACTACTTACTTACATGAAATTGAAAGATGTAAAAGAAGGTTTCTTTTTGTATGAGAATAAAAATACACAAGAAATTTTAATTATACCAGTTCAAATGAATGATAAAAATAAAAAAATTATAGAAGAGTTATTTGAGTGGATGTGTATGGTTTATGATAACTTTAGGTCTGGAGAGCTTCCAATAAGACCATTTATAAAATCAAGCTCTGCTTGCAAAAATTGTAAAATAAAGAAAGAATGCTGGTCTGGAGAAAATGGAACTATAGAAATTCCAGCATATGAGCCACCAAAGTTATGATCTGTTCAAACAAAGAATGTGCTAAAGAGTTTGACGCCAAGACACATAATCAAAAATATTGTTGTGATGAATGTTGTAGAGTTGCAACAAATAAAAAAATTATGGAAAAATATTATGAAAAAAAAGCAATTAGGTCTGGCGCAAAAAGAGAATGCAGGGTCTGCAAGTCTAGGCTAAGTAGGTATAATCAGTCTAACATTTGTGCTAAATGTGAAAAAAATTCTGCTATAAGTAACAGATCTACTATTTTAAGGATGATTGATGACATTAGCTAGTTTAATAAAAACAAAAGCAAGCAGGGTTTTGGGAATAGACGCATCAACAAACTCAATAGCATTTTGCTTACTTGAAAATAATGTTCCAGTAAAATGGGGCAAGATTAATTTAACTGGTAATGATATATATGAAAAAATATATGATGCTAAATGCAAAGTGTTTGCAATAATGGATGAAATAAAATCAGACTATATAGCAATTGAAGGTGCGATACTTGTCAAGTCAGCGGATGCCGTGATAAAATTATCTTATGTATACGGTGTCGTCATTGCTGAGCTTATGTCTAGTGGTGCTAGTGTTATCACTATATCTCCTTCATCTTGGCAGGCTCATATTGGAAATAAAAACCCAACAAAGTTTGAGAAAGACAGACTTAGGATTGAAAATCCTGGATACGCTGACTCTTGGTATAAGGCGAAGATGCGTGAGATCAGGAAACAGCGTACAGTAGATTATTTTAATAAAAAATATAAATTAGAATTAAATGATTTTGATGTGG